GAATGAACCGCTTGAGCCCCATGCTCCGAGGGGATCGGACCAACCGAAGCTGTAACGCTCACGAGACTTGTAACGAACGTTACCAGTATCGAAGTCACCATCCATAGAATTCTGGAGTGGTGTACGCTCAAACATTTTCAGGCCGTTTGGAACGTCGGTCAAAATAAACCATGCGTTTGTATCGGTCAAGAAGTGGTTAACAGCGTAGCCTTCTGGGATTGTGCCATTGTTTTTCAATGCATTGATATCGTTGTTGTTTGTACCAACACGGAGGTTAGTTTCCAACAGACGAGTAGCAACGAACATCAAAGCAGGTGGGATCACCAGTTTGCGTGGCTTAGCAGCGATCAAGAGACCGCGCTCATCAGTCCAGGCAGCGATTTGAATTGTTGCGGCTTCCAAAGAAGTCTCGTTCAAATCAACAGGGGTAGCAGCAGTATTGCTGTTTGTACCACCGTTTACCAATGGATGAGCTGTAGAGAACAATGCAACGCCATCGCCACCGAGGTAGCTAGATGAGAAACCGTTATTCAATACAGAAGCACCTTTAACTTGCTTGGTGTAAGACATAGCGCGAGCCAATGCTTTGGTGTAACGAGCAGACAATGAGTCATACAAGTTATCTTCAATCGCTTCTTCAGTGATTGAGAAACCCAAAGCGATAGTTTCGTGTGAGTAGCGAGCTGTAAAAGCTTCTTGTGCATTATCGTAAGAAATTGCACCGCCTTCGTTCTTGACTGGAGCAGCCGAGAAACCAGACAGTTTTGTCTCTTCTTCAAATGAACGCTCAGAGGCTTCGATGTCATAAATTTCTTTATGCTCTTCGCCATAGCGCTTGTACTCTAAACCGAACAACGCGTTTAGTCCTGGGAGTAACTCTTTTAAGAGCTGTGAACGTGAAATAGCCATGTTATAGCTCCTTTATTAGTTAGCTGTACCAGCGGATTGATAGTACTGATGTACGCCAAAGTTTAACTTGACGATCAAATCAGTGTATGCATCACCGGGGTTAGAAGGGAAATTGCCGCCGAATGTAGAGCTGGAGTTAACCAAGTCAACAATCTTAACAGCAAGAGCGGAGGTGTTAGCAACAGTCAACACGCCTGAACTCAAAGAGCCAGTTACGTTGATTACTGAATCACCAGATGTTGTGTTACCAGTTGCAGAGCTTGTACCACCAGTAAAGTTGCCTAAAGCAGCAGTTTTACCAATAGAGGTATAAGTTACAGAACCAGCAGCTTGTACTTGATACAACTGATCTGGGTCTTCGATTACACGGATAAATACGTTTGTATAGCCTGCAGTGATCGCGTTAGCTGGCAAATACTGAGCGTACAAAGGGTAGCCTAGTTGTTGACCTGCTAATTGATAACGTACGCCTACGCAAACGCCAGCAATACCAGTAGAACTGGTTGTTGGGGTTGAAGAAACAACAATAGGCATACCAGGTAAATTGCTGGTTGTGCCAAGTTGCACTAAGTCACCAGTAAAAATTGGTGCTGTGTTGTTATAGGTCAACTGATACTCGCGGATTGTGCCGCCAGTAAAGGATTGACCACCGATCAGGCTGATCGGCTTTAGTCCATAAGGACTGGATACTGTAGCCATTTAAAGCCTCCTAAAAAGTTAATTAACGTGAACCACTCCCGAAGCCACCACCTTTACTTACTGTGCTTTTACGCTCACTATACAAAGGCATACGTGCATCGTTATTACGCATGAAATGGTTATCAACCGAATCCATCTGATTTTGTGCTTGCGACTCGTAGTACTCTTTTTGTGCTGCGAGGTGCTCTGTTAAGATCTTACACAAGATCAAACCACCGATTTCAACGTTTCCATTTGCATCACCCACAATCATAAGTTCGGGGTGATCCTCAGCTTTAACCGGTACCCAACCATCACGAAACTTTTGGGATACGTTAGTTGGTACCGCTTGTCCTAATACCTCTTTAGCAACCCATCTGAAGCTATAACCAGATTCTGGAGTAGGATCAGGCAGAGTAGCCGCTGGGCGGTAGATTGGACGGGTTGAAGCTGTTTCGCGATTCTCGCCATCGCGCGTCTTACGAGTATTAGCCATTACGGGCCTCCTGTTTTAAAAATTCCTTAGCATACAATTCACGTGAAATACCTAACTTATCAGCCAGTGCTGCTTGGGTGGATGTAAGTCGGATAGTTTTTTTTGCCCCCGTTGAACGGGTAGCAGAAGCCACGACTGTTGCCGGCTTTTTACTAGGTTCACCGGTTCTACGGCTAGCTGGCTCGTCATCCTGAAGTAAATCAGGGAACACAGACTTTAAGCGAGAATTAATTTTCTCGAAATATTCTTCACTACGCGGGTCGTAACCCGTGGCCACCAACTTCTGATGCAAGCCTAATGCAAAGGCTGTCATCTCTTCGTACCCCGGCGATCCGAACCACTGGTTTTTTGCCTGCCAGCGCAGAGTTTTTTCGTCGGGCTTGGGTACATCTGGAGCCGTATGTTGTATTTGTACATCATTTTCTTGAGTTTGTAAAGTACTTGGACGGAAATTTTTTGCAGCTTCAATTTTCATCTTCGCTTCAGTCAACGCTTCTTGGGCGGCAAGCAATGCCTCGGAGTCGTAGTCTTCAGACGCTTTCTTAAACTTATCACGTGCATTATTAAGCTCAGCCTCGGCTTTTTCGCGCATCATCTCTTGGTAGGAAGTCTCACCAGTCTGAACGTACTGCTTCAGTTTCTTGTTCTCTTCCATAGCATGTTGAGCTAGACGAATTGCTTCTTCTTTCTCACGTTCGGCCTTTTCTTTGGCTCTACGCTCGTCATGACGGGCATGCGTTAGCTCTTTAATGCGCGATTGAACACCTTTTGTATAGCCCTCAATCTCTTCATCCGAGGGATCTTCTACATCACGGTTTAGGGGCTGCGCCTTTCGATCTTGTTCAGGAGTATCGTCTTCAACAACAATATCCGCCTCAACAACATCGCCTTCAGCAGTTACATCTAACTCGACTTCTGGCTTTTCATCAAAGCTTCCGTCTTCGTCTGGGAATTTGTAAACCATAATTGCTCCTTTAAGCGCGGGTAATTCCGCGTGGGTCCTCGACTACTGCTTCTACTTGGTCGTCATAAATAACACGAAATTCTTTTCCATAAATCATGATCCTAGTACCTGTATAAGGGCGGGTAATAACAAAATCACCCTCTTTACACCAAGCACCTGTTGGAAATTTAGCTTCATCTTTATAGGCTAGATCGCCTAGCTTCAAAACAAATAAAACTGGGGAAGTTAGCTCCTCAATCTTCTTAGTCTCATCAGCCTTAACAATGCCGCTATCGTATTGGTCTGTGGCTGTAACCAGCGAACACAGCATTCTCCAACCACGTGGTTCAGGTAGCTGGCGGGCCATTTGCACCTGGATTTCTTCGGGTGTTGGCTCAGCTACTTCATTTACTTCTACGTCTACTGCGTCAAGCGAATGCATACTGCCATCCGGTAATACAAACCCTTGTGGGGGCAAAGCGATGGTTTCACTCATCGTTGTCTTCTTTCATATTGTCAGCGAGGTCGAATAAATGGCGCTCTGCAAATGCTAGGCCTCGAATTACACCGCAGAGCTCTTTGTACTGCTCAAAACTTGTGCACTGCCCGTTTGCCAAATCGTCAGTGTAGTTATTCATATCTGTGCGCAACTTGTCACGCATTGCGGCTACGAAATCAGCCGTTAGTAGATCCATCATTTGGTTTTACTCTCCTTAGGTGTTTGTTGCTGTTGGTTTAGGGTTACTGCTGTATTAAGCCTGTGCTCTTTATCTTGCTGAGCTAGTTGGGCTAATTGCAAGGCCCCGCTAGTCAATGTCTGGCGTTTAGTAGCTTGGTGTTGCTGCTGATTATTGATAAAGGTTGTGGCGGTATCGACCCCAGCCTGTACTTTCTTGGACTGAAGCTCCTGCGCTTTAAGTGCGAGCTCTTGTTGTTTAAACTGTGCATCGGTTTGGTCTTTAGCCTTCTTACGCTCCAGCTCGCCCTGCTTAACTTGCTGGTCAATTAACTCAGCTTGCATTACAGGATCTTTTGCATTTTGCTGGGCTTGCTGTTGAGCAGCCATAGCTTGAGATTGAGCCAGTACTTGCGGAGCTGCTTGGGCAATCAAACGAGACAATTCAACTTCCAAATCTGGTGAAAGCTCTTCTTTTGGTGAAGGGAGTGATGCGCCCATAGCCTCTTCGATCTTCTGACGGTATGCATACCCAACGTGTTCTGCTATATGAGCCTGCATTGCACCCATAATTGCTTGTGCCTGTGGGTTTTGCCCAACAAGTTGTTGAACGATTGGGTCTTGCATAGCCATCTGGTGTACCTGAATATGGGCCTGGTGATCCTGGAACATAAACGCTTTCATTGGTTTGCCTTTTAGAGCAGCCATGTTTTCTGTTACTGGATCTTTCGGTTTCTGGTCATCATCAAGCGGAACTAACTTATCGGCGTTCTTAATGCCAAGCACGTCTAGCATCTGGCGATGTAGTTCTGGCAAGTTGTAAATCTGTGGAGCTGTCTGGGCTAATTGAATAACCGCCTGGTACTGGACAACACGCTGAGATAGCGTAGCCGCGTTTGGATCTGATACTGGTAGGATGTCTACGTGTTTGTAGTCAGATTTTTTAACCTGCATGTCGCCATGTTCTGGCTCGTAGGTGTACTCATCATCTGTGTAGTCCCGAATAATACCGGCAATTAGCTTTAATTCCTGACGTAGTGCGTAATGCACACGCGCCTGAACAGCAGACATAACCTTAAGGGTTCGCTCCAAGATCGCCAAAGTTGTACCGACAGGGGCATTAGCCGACATGTCAGATACCTGCATATCCGAAGTAGCTGCAAAACGGCGGCCTTCCTCAATGATTTTGTCCATTAAACCAGCTAAAACTGCAGATGGCTCTTTGTATGGAAGCGGTAGGATATTGTCGCGAATAGTTCCTGAACCAACATCTACGTCACGGAATTCGCCTGGAGCAATCGGAGTGTCGTCACCTTTAATGCGAAGACCGCGGGATTTTAAACCACCCGGCAGATTCGATAAGGTTCCGGCATCGACAAGCTGTCGCAAGATGGAAGTGGCTGATTTAGCAAAACCGCCAACAAGATGGAAAAGGCCGAAACCGTAAGCGCCATAACCAGGAATATATTGGTAGTGGACAAAGTGCTGGCGTTTAAGACGCAGCGGATCTTCTTCTTTCCAGTTTCTACGAACCGCCAAAACCTGATTCGTGCCGCGTACCATTGTAACCACATACGGGAGAGCAATTCCTGTTTCTTCACCACTATCGTCCTTATCTTCAAAACCAGGTAAATCTAAATCAGCATGTACTTCGTACAGCTCAAAGCGATCATCATAGCTAGCAGTAAAGCCAGTTTCTTTATCTTTCTTTTCTTGAATCTCAGTACGGAACTTTTGTGGTTCCCCAAGTTCAACATCAGTATAAAAATTAGCGCGCTGGAGTTTGATCAAATCTTGTTTAGTCTTGCGCATACGGTGTGTAACGCGGTGGCAAGAAGCAATTTCGCTAGCCCCATAAGGCAGAATAATATCTTCTGCTGGAATAAACATCGAAACCTGGCGATCAATAGACGGATCAAAGTACACCTTCTTAAACGCAGAACCAGCGGATGGCAGATTCCACAGCATACGCTCGTGCTCATTCCTGAACTCAGGCATCTTTTCTGTAAGCTGGTAATTCATGTCAGCTTCGACACGCTGCGCCGCTTCCATCTTTTCGCGGGTCTCTTTACCGATAATCTGTGTACGGACTGGCCCCTTAGCAGGGAAAGTCTCCATAATTGTTTCTGATTGGAAACGAACTACGGCTTCTGTAATCATTGGGTGGAATACACCACAAGCGCCATCCCAAGGTTCTACGCGTTCTTCAAACTTCAGACCAAGCAATGTAATACCGTCTTTGTACATCTGCTCCCAGTCTTTGCGGGAAGCCAAATCGTTTTCGATGTCAGAGGCCAGATCACCGGCAATCGTTTCAAGGGCGCCAGCATCAAGTTCTTCGGCTAAGTTCATATTGAACTCTTCGCTACCGTCAACTTCGTCCATTTTTTCGATATCTAGCTCAAAGCCATCGCCGTTAATATGAACCGCTTCTGGGTCTTCAATTTCAATCTCAATGTCTGGCTCGTTTTGAGTCAGTTGCTCTAGGCCTTTCGGCGCTTGGTATAAACCTTTATCTACTGGCATGTTATGTCTTCCTTAATTACATTATTGTTTCGCGCTGGTGGTAAAGACGACATACATTTTGCCTGCATATCTTTATCCGTAAGCCCAAATTCTTTTAAGCACTCGTGTACGCGCTCAACAGGTTCAGCTACATACATAAAATTACAAGTTTGCTCGATTTTAACCTGACGCCAGATAGCGCGGGACATTTTTTTAACTTTCCACCACCGCTTTATGAATTTAAACATTAGTAGTATGCCGCCTTCCGTCTGTACTTGTACTGCAAATCATCTTTCTCGTCGGTGTCCAAACTAATGAACCCACCTTGACGGTAGCGCAATAGCGCTTGGGTTGTCGTATCCACAAAGTCGTCGTGCTCGCCAACTGGGAACGATGCCAATTCTTCTATTACATCCCGGGCCCACCGCCTATCGGGCGCCCAAACCTTCCCGCTAGTAAAAAGATCAGCTACGGCATTCAAGCGAACCATCTTATCATTTCCACGGGAAGGGTTGGTCTCCTGCACTGGTATCCCCATCATCCTAAGTTCCTGGATCAATGGGGCACCTGAAGCTTTTTTCTCCACAATAAACGCATCGGGCTTCCATTCCTTGTAGTGCTTTAATGCTACTTGTTTAAGTTCTGGAAATGCCATTCGGTCTTTAAAGGCGTCGAGTAAGATTAAATTGGGTGAGTTCCCATCCTCCTCGTTATACCAAACCCCCCACGTTGTACATGCGGAGTAGTCAGATGTTGTCTTAGTTTCAAACGCCGTATCCCAGCTTTGAATAATATACTCTACAGTAGGCGGGTCATCTTTTTCCCATATCATCCAGTCTTTTCTTCCAACAACAGCGCTCATATCGCTAGTCGGGTTCTGCATATACTGGGCATTCCAATAACGAGGATCTAGTACTGCCTTTGTAGCTTTCAGTGTTTCGAGGGGCCATTGTTCTGGCCAAAGGGATTTTTCTGCGTCTGTATCTTCGTTAAGGATAGCGGGCAGCTCTACAATCTCCCACGGAGTCGTGTGCGGGTTTTTTATGTTGTAGTCAATGATCCGCCCAGTTAAATCAAGCAAACTCCAGCGCGTCATAATTACTATGATCGCACCCCCCGGCATTAAACGTTGTAGTGGACCGGTTTGAAACCAAGACCAGGCGTTATCAAACGCTAGCCTTGAATTTGCTTTCATGTCCTGTTCAGAATGAGGGTCATCAATAACAAACAAGTCAGCGCCTCGTCCTGCCAAGGCACCCCCGACACCAGCAGCATAATACTGCCCGCCAGCAGATGTGCTCCACTTACCCGCAGCCTTTTGGTCGTCGGCAACGACTGTGTTGGGGAAAACGCTTTTGTAATCATCTGAGTCAATTAAGTTCCTCACTCTCCGTCCAAAGTCTTCCGAGAGCCCCGCGGTATGCGTGGCCATAATGATTTTCTTCTCGGGGTATTGACCTAGAAAGTATGCCGGAAACAGGTAGGACGAAAACTCGGACTTGCCCATACGTGGTGCAATATTAATAATTACGCGCTTTTTTCGACCCTCGACTACATCCTGGAAGATTTTAGCTAGTTTGCGGTGCTGCGGACCGACTTTGAAACCCGGATAGACCGCTTTAGCAAACTCTAATGGCTTATTTTGCGCACCATGCAAGTGCACACGGTGTTCTTGCTCTTCTAAATCTGCAAGGAACAGCATTTTTTCCTCAACACTCATGTCTTTTAGCGCTAATTGCGCGGCAAGAGCCTCTTCTGGGGATAAAAAGTCTAGAATCATTCGTCTTTGTAGTGTTGTTTTTCTGCAACAACCTTAGTTTCAACAATTTCATCTACGTCAATGACGTCAACCTTGCCCATGTACTTGGACAGCTTCTCTCTAATGCGCTTTTCGAGTTCCTCATTGCTTATTTCTTTTTGGTTTACTTCTACGCGTTCGGTAAACAAGGCTACTTCCGTTACCTTACCCAGCAACTCTAAGGCTTTTAAGCGGATGCGAGCATCGGGGTGCTCCGTTTCTTTTACTATTTTGGCCACTGACATGCTGCGAAGCTCATTGGCTTGCTTTACAAACTCCCACTGGTACCCGCTAACCATAGCAACGGCACTGACGATTTCTTCTGGGACTTGTAGATTAAGTAGTTGGTTCTTTGCGTCTGGGGAATTAGTAGTTAGGGCCGCGAATGCGTTGGCCACTTGTTGTTCTTGAGCGTTTGTTAGTATTTCTTGCTCGTCCTCTTCGGAAGAGAACTGGTTTAACCAATCTACCGTTTGCTTTTGGGCGCCAAGGGTTTGGGGGGCGTCTAGCTTTTCTAAGGGGGTAAAGTTGTCCACACCAGACTCGATGTCTGGGACAAAATCTGCAGCTGAGGCTGAGACCAAATGCTCTAAAAGCAAACTAACTACCTCCTGGGTTGCGCTGGGGTGAGCGAATGTTGGAAGTATACAACGTTTTTGTTTTTTATGTTACTATTCTTTTGCGTGTGGCTTTTCCTCCTTCGTTTGAGCTATGCGCAAATCTCCTTTGTTGTGATGGTTTGGCCCCCGGACTTAAAACGCCCGGGGGTTTTTTTTACTTAGCTTTTAGCATCTTGATTGTGTCAATCGTAACGTCTAGCCAAAAGTGGTATGCGTCTTTAACTGCTTTTTCGGTTTGCTGATAAGTTTTGCTAAGCTCAATCGGTTTAAAAAAATCGTACATGGTAGGTCCTTTGTAAATTGTGGGAAACATTTTTCCCGGTTTGTGTAGTTTATTACACATTTTGTTGCACTGCAACATTTGACATGTATATTTTTTGGAGTTTTTTATACATATGGGTATCAATATGTATAGATGTTTTATGCCTGTAGGTATCATTTTCGCTAGCCGGCTAGCGCAAAAAAAAAACTGGGAAACTGGGGATGTCACATGTTTGGTCAAATATTTGACATGAAAGTGCATGAATTTTTAATAAAATTTTGCTGTAAGCCGTTGATTTTATACAAAATTTGACATTTTTTAGCTGTGCGGCTAAGGAACAATGATCTAGTGACCATGTCACCACTCCCTCCAACAGGGCTGATACCCCCCTAGTGGGGTCGCCATATAGCCAAACCGCCAAGCCACAAAGCCTGTCTGTTATAATAGAGGTATCGGATCAGGAATGGTTCGGTGTTCAGAGCCAAGCCTAACCGCTTGGCTTTTTGTTTATCTAAATCAAAGAAGGAGTTACACATCATGGCAACAACATACATCAATGCATCAAAGGGAACAGCTATCACTTATGACCAATTCGCTTTTGGCTTAGGACAGCAAGGTCGTATAGCTATCGAGGAAAGCCAAGTGTGGCATGAGCAATACATCAAGGAGGATAAAGAAGCTCAGAAGGTGTGGAGATACGAATGGTTGCAACAGTATCTTATGGGTAATTTGAAGGTGAGTAGTAAGGAAGCGGACAGGATTCTGTCCCAAACTCGTGATGAGAGGGTTGCAGGGGATCGCAAGTTAGCCAAGATAGATCAACGCCAGCCAGCCGTCAAGCGAGCAAGTGCTCAGTTCCTCTACCACATCATTCGCCCTGAAGATAAGCCCACATCGTTTAAGCAAGTCAAGGTAACAGTTGATAAGGTAGTAGAGTTGTTCGAACAGTTGAGTAAAGCCGAGCAAGCCAAGTTCATGCGGATTATCAAGTAAGCGTGGCAACGAGGCTTCATCGCAGTTTAATTTTCTGTCTAATCAAGGAGTAACCATGCACTTAACCAAAGCGCAACAACTAGCCATGCACCAAATGGTCAGGCAACAACGGGACAGGATTCTGTCCGATACCAAACCCAAACCTGACTACCACAAGCCCATCACTATGGGCGAGGTGTTTATGACCTTTAACCGCAACACCTACAAACAAGGGAAATACGAATGAAGCAAATCAAAGCCATCATCAAGCAGTTCAACCACGAGCCTTTGGCAGAGGCTTTTATCCTAGAAGCAATAACCCGCTACGCCAATGATGTGTTAGCAGACGATAGTGATTGGGGCAACTCCATCATATCCAAGCAAACATGGCAGGGCATAGCACAAGCAATCAAGGAGGACTAACCATGTCAGGCATGAAGCGATTAGTAGAAGAGGTAGCACTAATGTATTGGGAAGGCTACACAATCCTAGCGATTGCCCGCTCTCTCAAGTTATCAACCAAGCAAGTCCAATCTGTCGTTAACCTTTACAAAGGAGAATTACTATGAAATCAATCACCCTCAAACCAAACGCTGTATACAAACAGATCCTAGCCGAAGGCACACTAGGTAAGCGTAGTAATGTATGGGTCGTATGCCAAAAGAAAGGCGATGAAGTAGGCGAGATAGTAAGAAAGCCATATCAGTCTTTAGCCCGAGCCACAACAGCGTGGCGTAAACGCATTGAGAAGCACGGCAAGGACTCAGGCTGGGTAGTCATCACCTCCGATGCGTTAGCTTCTTGTGGCTTCATCTGGCTGTAATGAGAGGGGTTTGGGACAGGTTTCTGTCCCGTTATGCACCATAATAATGCACTTGGTAATTGTCTACTTTATCTCGCAGGTGGACACTACCTTGACGCCCGCAACCCTTTTGTTTATGTGCGTCTACCACATTCCCAGCACACCTATATATATAAATACTAAATTCTAAATATATATATATATAAGGGTAAATAAGTGGGACTGTTTATTTGTGTCTTACTTTCTTAGTCCTTAAGTTGCTGGAAATCCGTAGACATCTGTGACAGCATAAGGAAAAAGCGTAGTAGTATAAGGCTCAAACACATGACAACTACTGTGGACAACATAGGTATAATTACTGGACATTAGTAGACTTTTATGGCTAAACGGGACAGAAACCTGCCCTTGCTTCATTAAAACGGAAACAAACCACATGAAAAAACTAACCAAGCAAGCACAACTAACTTGTGCGAAATGCGGGGAAACAAGAGAGCGAGCTGAGTTTAAAAGACGCATGACTGCAGAAGAATATTCAAACGCCCTAAACAGGCGGGTTGAAACAGGAACTACGGTCATCAGCTCTTTGTGCAAACAATGCCAACCCAAACGCAAACCGAGGGCTAAGCTCACCCTCAAAGAACTACGCAACAAGATCACCAACAAAAGAATAAACGAGAAGCTAGGTGAAGCCCTGATCGCTGAAAAGCGAGAGGTAATAAACAAAACCCGAAGCCGTCATATGAAAGAGAGGTGGCAAAAGGAAAAGGGTAAGGAACGAGAAGCACTAAAAACCACCCTAGATAAAGAAGTAAACCTAGCTAAGAACAGATACCACGCCTACTTCAGACGGACAGAAACCTGTCCCATAAAACAAACAAGACAGACCAAGTGGAACACCGAGGAGGAAAGACTTAATTTAGTTAGGGAGAGACACTCTCACTTGGCGGTTTTAGAAACGCAATATAGATTGATGAAAGAAAGGAGAGTAGAGAAGTTAAATGAATACGATACGGACAGAAACCTGTCCAAGTAAACAACCACTAACAAAGGAGGAATAGACCGTGCCTAATGGCGAAAGTAGAGAAGGGCTGGAAGATGTGCTAGAACGGGAAAGGCAGTATGTAGGTAGGGCAGTTAGGGATATGAGCGTTGAAGAGATGATTGCAGAAATGCGAGCTACTGTAATACGCACAACTCAACCCACCCTCACCCTAGCATCCCAAACCCCTGAACCACGCTTCAAAATACCCAAGGGGTTCACACCCCTGCACCCACTAATAAATACCACAACCCAAGCCGATGAAAAGCCTGAGCACTTACTACGCACAGATAGGGTTAGGTATGTCTTGCGGGGTGGGGAGAAAGGTAGTAGTTTGGTGTCCCACTTATGGTGGGGTGATGCCCCGAGTCAAAGCGGTGCGATAGTTGCATACAAGAAGCTCAAGAAAGAGAGTCCTTGGGTGGATTGGGGTAACTTGCACCGCCTTATCGACTTAAGGGATCGACCACTAAACGACCAAGTGCCTGACATAGTCACAACAAACCCCGAAGCACGAGTATTTGTGTGGCTAAGAGATAACCCACGACCGAACCCGACTGCCCAAAATGTTAGAAATTGGTATTGGAGTTTAGATGGCACGAGCAACGACATCATGCGGTATCGACTAGCAGAAAGGAACGAAGGATGAAAGTATTTCACGGATTTAATTTGTATAGCAGGATCGCCCTGTTGTTTTGTAGTTTATTCATAGGGGCACAAGTAGTTAGGTATGTAGTAGGTTTGATTATTAAATAGATTGGGACAGGTTTCTGTCCAATGACTTCGGTCATCAGTTATTACACAAACGAAAGGAAATACAGTTATGCCAACAGTTACATATACAGTTGCACAGGTAGAAGCAGTCCGTCTTCGCAAAGCAAGCCTGCCCGATGGTAAGCATGATGTGTTGCGGACATTCCTCAATATGAAGTTGAATCACATGGAAAGACCCCACGCATGGACTATGGCGGAAGCAGTAGAGCATAGTAAATACACTATCAAGAACAACCTCGTAGTAACACCTCAAAGGCACAGCAACCGACTCAATCGGTTTTCAGTAACAAGTTATGCCTCGCTTATGACTCGCAAGCGTGCTCTATACGACTTCGGAGTGAGGGCTAGGGAGTGTTTTAGAACTCAAGACGATAGTGAGTTAGTTTGTATACTTAATAACGACTCTGACATCAGGGATATGGCAGGTAGTAGCGATTGGTGCGAGATCCTTAACGACTCTGATAAATTCCCCAACGCACCCGCATATGAGGTTTGTTCTGACTGCGAGTATATAGAAGCAGAAGACGATGGCTCTTGGGTGTATAACGGCGACAGATGGGTGTGCTCTAGTTGTAGGGAGAATAGCTATCGTTGGTCAGACTACCATGATAGCGTGGTGCATGAAGACGATGAAGAGCCTGACTACGAAGATGATGAAGAGCAAGAAGAAGAAAGCCGATTCATCGGGGGCTACCATAGTAGTAAGCGTAAGCTAGGTCTTATTCCAACCGAGTTCTCCAAGCGAGAGACTAAGATCTACATGGGGCTTGAGCTTGAGATGGAGGTCGGCGATGGTTGCGACCGAGAGGCTAAGGCTGAGGAGTTGTTCGAGGCTATCGGTGTTACGCCTGAAGGGCACAACTATTGTTTCTTAGAAGACGATGGGTCTCTTAGCCACGGCTTTGAGATGGTGACTGGCTATACAGGGTTAGATGTTCATGCCAAGCAGTTAGAGTTCTTCAAGCATAGATGGGCTGATGTTAAGTCGCACGATACCAAGACTTGTGGGCTTCATGTTCACATCTGCAAGAAGGGCATGAGTATGTTTCATGCGGCAAAGTTAATCCTGTTCATGCACGATAGTAGAAACCAGCGACTCTTTCGTACCATAGCAAGACGAGATGGCAACCGCTACTCGCAAGTTAAGAACAAGACAGCCGACTATGCATGGCTCAAGCACGGCAAGCGTAATGGTATGCAACGCTTGAATGAGGATCGGTATGAGTCGGTTAACTTCCAGCCTGAGAGAACTATTGAGTTCCGCTTGTTTAAGGGCACGCTACGCTATGAGACCATCATGTCTTGTCTTGAGTTTACTTACATGGCTTGGTTCTTTAGTCGTGATACAGGTCAACAAGACTTAACTACGGATAACTTCCTCAAGTTTATTAGCCAGCCTGACAATCGCAAGGACACAATCAATCTACGGTCATTCTTGCGGTCTAAGGGATTCATGCTAGATAAATCAGCAATCGTTAAAGCTAACCCACGCTTCGAGAAGAAAGAACAATTAGCTGAAGTGTAAGCGGGCAGAAACCTGTCCCAAACAAATTTAAATCAATCTAAATAAAGGAAATACACATGTGTTTGTTAATCGTACAACCAGCAACAGCCCCTTCATTAACCCAAGAGTGGTTAGAGGATTTCTATTCATCTAACGCCGATGGCGTTGGTATCATGCGTTCAGTTGACGGCGAGCTTCTCATCGAGAAGATCTTGCCTAAGAATGCCCAAGAGTTTGTAGAGTTTTATAACAACCACATTGATGGGTACGATTGTGCGTTCCATCTGCGTATGAAGACCCACGGCAACATCGATATGGAGAATTGCCACCCATATGAAGTATTCAATAGTGCTGAGCACGGGCTTGATGTTTGGCTCATGCATAACGGCATACTAGGTACAGGTAATGCGGGTGATGTTACCAAGTCAGATACATGGCACTACATTCGTGACTACTTACGACCTATGCTTGCTAACAACTTAGACTTTGCGTTTACCGATGCGTTTGCTGAGATTATTGGTGATCATATCGGTGCGTCTAATAAGTTTGTCATCATGGATAGCACAGGTCGTATTCAGACAGTCAATCAAACCTCAGGCGTGTATTGGGGCGGTCGTTGGTTATCTAATACATATGCGTGGTCTAGTCCTACTGGTGTGCCCAAAGAGTATGTTGATAGTGCTGAGTTAGCGGTGCAACAGATCGAGGCTGAGCCATACAAGGCGGTGTGGAAAACTGGTGGTAGTAAGTCTTACAAGCAGTGGTCTGGCTATGGTGCTGGCTACGGTTCTAGTTATAGTTCTAGTGTTTACGATAGCGATGACTACTGGGAGGATTACAAATACAACCACACTACCAAGACATATGACAAGGTAGAAACAACGGACAAGCTAGATCGCCCTGTGTATGTCCCGCCAGTAGGTAATATCTTTGAAGATGAAGATGGTGATTACGATGATGAAGATAATACTAATCGTAGCCCTGAGTATGGTGTGTCGCCTCAAGAGATTGAAGATGTGATGGAAGACTTACTATTTGAGATCGAGCAGACATTCGAGATCAAGTATCTCAGCCGTGTTGCAGGCGATGAGTTCATCAAGGAGTTTGGTATCGACAACTTCATGGAGGTGTGCTACATGGCACTAGATGACATGATTGATAGCAGTTGGTTCCAGCGTATCTTGACTGACCACATCTGCGCCCGTGAAGCGTTCCCTTGGATGGAAAGAACTAAGCCACAAAAAATCAGTATCTGCTAACAACGAAAGGAAAATAAAGTATGTCTAAGTTTTATATAGTTGCGGGGGCGACCCGCTTTGCAGTCCAAGAAGTAACTGCCCTTACTAGAGAAGAAGCAGAAAGAAAAGCATATAAGACTGACCCCAGTTTGTGGGATAAGCACATTCAAAGTGACAACTATGAGCAGTACGAAACCTTGGAGTTAGGGGAAGAGAGTCAGTATATAAACCTAGAGGAGGGAGTATGAAAGAACATTTAGTAGCAGAGAATCCGAATAAGGATATGCCACACAACCAAAGACTTTACCGTTTTCCTAATGGGTATGGTGCGAGTGTGGTATGGGGGGGTGATGGTCTGATTCGTGGTAATGATGAACGCCCATATGAATTGGCAGTTATTAAGTGGTTAAGTAAAACAAACTACTACTTAGACTCCCAAAACCCTGTATGTAATGATGTAATCGGATACCAAAACGATGAGCAGATAACGGATTTGCTTAACAAAATCAAAGGCTTAGAAAGGAAAGATACGGAATGACAAACAGTATGAATTTAGAAATGAGTGAAGTGTTCTTGTTAGTCTGGGCTGTCTTAGCTACAGTTGCGGCGGGCTATTTTCAACATAACCTACGCAAGGCTACAAGAGGGGCGGTAATACTATGCATTATCCTTGAGGCTATTGCAAAGGGTGATGCTACATTAAAAACCCACCCCGATGGTCGCATGACTTTTGATATGGGTGACCACGAAATGACTATAAGGGAGGTGCATAAATGACAAACACATCGCGAGTGGCAATAGCCCCATACAAACGAGGCAGTAAAAGTGCTAGGCTATTAAAGAAAGGATTGAGCGAGGCACTAGGTAGAGATGTGTTGTTTATTACCCCTGAGCGGGTGGGCTTGTGTAAGTCTAGTAGGGTTGTGGTGAATTGGGGTAGTAGTGGGGTTAGTGATACAAATGCTACGGTCATCAACTCCGCTAGTGCCGTCAGCGTAGCGTCAAACAAACATAGGTCGTTACTGCATTTTAAGTTGGCGGATGTCCCACACCCTGAGTACACAACAGATAAGGACAAAGCAAAGGAGTGGATAGACCAAGGGCACAAGGTAGTATGTCGTATGCTACTCACCGCACACTCAGGGCAAGGCATTGTTGTAGCTAAACAACAAGATGAGTTAGTAGATGCCCCGTTGTATACCAAATACATACGCAAACAAAAGGAGTTTAGAGTCCATGTATTTAATAGTAAAATTATTGACATACAAGAAAAGCGTAGGAGTTCTAGTGTTGCTGACCACCACCCTTATATTAGAAACCATGCAAACGGGTATGTCTTTTGTCGGGGTGATATCGAAGAACCTCATGATCTTAGGGGCGTGGCTACATCTGCCGTTAGTGCATTAGGTCTAGACTTCGGTGCAGTAGATGTTGTATGGAATGAGGCACAGGATAAGTGCTATGTGTTAGAAGTAAATACAGCGTGCGGTCTAGAGGGTTCGACTGTTAACAAATATGTTAATGCAATTAAGGAGGTTGTATGAATGTGTTAGAAAAAAAGTTGTTTAATTGTTTGATTGAGTTACTAACCCAAGTTAGAGAGGATTGCCCGCAAGAGTATCGGACTAAACATTTAGAAACGGCTATATGGGACGCTAACGATTTAATTATTAACACGCAAGTAGAGGAAGGAATGCTAAAACTATGAGCAAAACAATAACGAAGGTGCAGGTAAGGTTTATATGGAATGACGGCAAGATAGAGGAGTTTGATGAGAATCTATTGACTGCCGATTCTGATTTAGGCTTGGAGTTACAAAGTTACGCTATGGATTATGAGGCTTTGCGTAATGATGACCAAGCTTTATACGACGAAGAGTATGCCGACTGGCTATTTATACCAAAAGACTACGACCAATATATGAATAGTGGTATGGTAGATGTGCTATGGGAGGCTGGGTTTATTGCGGGTAAGATGCACGAGTTAGTTAAGTTACATAAACAAAAGGAGGAAGTATGACAACATTTACAACGGAGGATAGGGAGGCGGTTATACAAGGGGCATCGGGTGCGCAGTATAGTTTTGTGGATACAAGCCCCCAAGCGTATGAAGTGACGCAGATCATTAACACTATATGCACCCAACTGCAGGCTTTATCAACGGTCATCAAGCAGATTCAAACAAAGCAAAACCAAAAGGAAAACAACTGTGGAAAATGAAGCACCTCGCACTAGAAAATATATAATCCACGACGCAAACAAGAACTCTTTGTTTACAACAATCCCATTAGCAGAGACGGTGGAAGCTAAACGAGACTTAGTGTTACGTGAAAACCCCAACCACTATGTGTTTGGTGAAATACGTAGGGCATGGAAGCCTTGGTTAACATATGCTGAAAACATGGCAGAGGAGTATGTGGGATGAACGCAAATGAACTAGCTGATTTATTGGAAGTTGACAGTTGGTACAAGCTGGTGACTCGAGAAGAGATAGCCACCATGCTACGCCAACAAGAGGTAGAAATTGAAAGGATAACAAGTAAGTATGAAGAAATGCTACGCCAGCAACAAGCTGAAATAGAAGTGTTGAAAAGCGTAGTGTATTGGCTAAAAGAAAACCGCCCAGAGGTTTGGGATGACATTCAGAAGTGGAGAAAGCTATGAACAAACCAATGACAAGAAAACAATGGATGGCTTGGCTAAAAAAAGCATGGAGAAAGGCACAAGAGAAATGACAAAAGTAACAAGAAAAGAGTTAGTAGATAACGTATTGCGTCCAGCATTTGAAAATGAAAATTTTGAAGATACGTTAAAAGAAATTATTGTCCGTTTGCGTGAGATGTATCCAGAGGTTGCTGAAGGATTTATGGACGCTGTTAAAGAAACACATAGAAAGGCACAAGAGAAATGAACAATGAACCAGTAGCGTGGACTGCGTGTTTAGATTGTGGCAAAAGGGTTACAGGGGATTCTATTCATACTTGCTCACCACAGTTAAAGACACTAACAGATGATGAAATAAAGGGTTTATGGTGTGAAGTCTATGACTTTAAGGGATATGACTGTTTAACAGAGCTTGATTACAAATTTTGCAGAGAAATTATAAGAAAGGCACAAGAGAAATGAATAAACAAAGAATCAACGAGCTAGGCTCGGACATAAGAACGCTACACAATGAAATAGCGGAACTCACAAACATAGGAGCAGTGGATAACGCCGCTAACCTAGAACCTGCATTTAACGAGAAGTTGTTAGCCCTTATCAATATAGCACTAGACGCTGAAGAGATGGTTGAGAAACTGTTTAAGTTAATTGAGAAAAAGTAGTTAAAAAACAACAGTTAAAATTTGTAGTAAAATTACCGAAGTATTACAAACAAAGGAAAAGTTATGCCAGATATTCAAACTGAAGTACAAAAAATCATCAACAGTTGGAACCTACCAGTAGAAGAAGTTACATCTACGCCAGTAACAGAGAAAAAATCTTTTTGTGAATCTGTATACGAGCACATCAAAACCAACCCCCAATGCAGTCTAGATTCTTTACGCATCGCATTTAATATCAATAAAGACGATGTTGCAGGGCTAGCCTCATCACTTAAAACCCTATACGACCGCCAGCTAATTGGTCGTGCCCCAATTCTAAACAAGAACTACAAAGGGGTCGGCAGACGCATGGTATTCGTATACTGGGCGGTAGCTTCTACATACACAACGCAGGTCAAGGGGCTGTATAGTAAGAAGAAAAAGTTAGTTAAGGTAGTAAGCAAGAAGTATGTTAGCGTAGGGGAAGCGACTAAGCGTATGAAGCAAGCAACGATGGACGCTGAGAATGTTGAGAAGTTTACCAAGCCTGCGGTTTTGCCTGTTCATACTAGTGTGAAGGACTTAGTAAATAGCCTTAACATCTACCAAGCACGCGAGCTATGGGCTGAGCTTAACCAAGTGTTTGGAAAGCAGATTAAGTAATGACTATATTTGCCACCCAGCACATTAGAGATAAGGTTGGCGTGTCTTGGGGCGAGGAGTATGTTATTGGTTTGGTGGAAAAGACTGAGCCTATAACAACTACTCGGCTTCTAGCTTTAGTTAATAAGCAAGGGGCGATGGTATCTACCACTGCCCAATACCACGTCAATTCCGCCATAGCTAAAAAGCTTATGCACAAGTACAACGAATCTGACGACAAAAGAAGCGTGTATCATGCGCTAACTGATAAAGGAAGGGAATTTATGAAGGAGCTACGCAATGCAGTTAAGTGAGTTGGAAGTACTAAAGATAGTCAGGGAAAATGCGGCGTTATGTAATTTAGAGGCTGAGGTTATTCTTGCACTTAAGGCGGAAGCTGTCGGCGATTTTCAGATGCTAGATAAACAACGCTTTCAGATAGTAACTTGTTTACAACGGATCGACGAAGTTAGGAGACGCAATGCGGAACTACAATGAGCATGACACCCGAAGCCAAGGTAAAGAAGAAAGTGGTCAATGTACTTAACTCTTATGGGGCATATTATTTCTACCCTGTTACTGGGGGTTTTGGGCGTAGTGGTGTACCTGATATTGTGGCTTGTTACCTTGGTTTGTTTATTGGCATCGAGTGTAAGGCGGGCAATAACAAACCTACTCCTCTCCAAGAAGCGCAAATGGCGTTAATACGAAAGGCTGGCGGAGTAACAATGGTCGTAAACGAAGACAACATTTATGATGTTACTGACACTTTGCAAGAACTAAAGGATCGACATGGAATCTAATGAAACCTACAAAGCAGTACAAGATATACTGAATGACTGCGTAGACGAGGAAAAGAATTCCTGCGCCATTGTTGTAGGCTACGACTACGATTCTCAGGTAGTTAAGATTTATGGAATTAACATCGAAGAATGGGAAGTTCCTGAGCTACTGCACGATGCGGCTGAAACAACTGGGTTCTATGTAAAGCAACACATGGACAACCGAACATTAAACTAAGGAAAACAAATGAGTAGTAAACCAAAAAGAGTAATCGAAGAAGATAAATCTGACCCAATCAAATGGGCACAACCAAGAACTGTAAATACTACGGTCATCTACAAACCAACAATCCACCCACGGGAACGCGATTTAAAAACGTTTAGAAGTGCCCCAAGTCTGGTTACTGGAGGGCGTGTATGAATGTTCCTTACGATAACGGCAAGATAAAAATGGGTATTAACTACCGCCCTGATCGAAGACCACCGATTGATGGGGATATGGAGATTCTACAAACAGCCCTTATAGGAAACATTAAAGAACTTAAAAGACGCAAAACGGTTTCAGTAGTATATGTGGGTGTGCTTGTAGCCACCCTATTTGGTGTATTTATATTTAACTAAGGAACCCAATGGCAAACAAACCATTTGACCGACTACTGGTCGTGGACTTTGAGACAAGATGGGATAGGTCAGACTACACCCTATCTAAGATGACAACGGAGGAGTATATTCGTGATGATAAATTTAAAGCATTTGGAATTGGTTGGAAAGAGTATGGCGATGACAAGTCGCATTGGGTTACGCATGAGAATATCCCTCAATGGGTCGAGTCAGTTGATTGGAGTCGGACGGCGGTGCTTGCGCACAATGCCCAGTTTGATGTGGCAATTTTGTCATGGGTTTACGGCGCGCATCCTACTTTTATTTTTGATTCTCTATCTATGGCTCGTGCTCTTAGGGGCGTTGAGGTCGGAAACAGCCTCGCCAAACTCGCAGAATACTACGAGCTCCCACCAAAAGGGCAAGCAGTCTACTCTACCGACGGCTTGGAAGAACTACCACTAAACATAGAGGAAGAGTTAGCGACTTATTGTCTTCATGATGTGTTCTTGTGCGAAGCAATATTTAATAACTTAAACGAGGAAATCACGGGCGGCTATCCAAAAGGTGAGCTAAAGCTTATCGACCTCACACTAAAAATGTTTATTGACCCCGTCCTTGAACTTGATAAGGAGATGTTGAATGAAGCCATTATTGATGAGCGTACCAAGCGCGAAGCGATCCTTAAAAAAGTTAACGTTGATGAAACGGCGTTGGCTAGTAACGATCAGTTTGCTGAAGTCCTTAGGGCACTTGGGGTATCCCCCCCAACAAAAATTAGCAAGACGACTGGTAAAGAAGCTTTCGCTTTCGCTAAAACGGATGCCCTCTTCCAAGCACTGCTTAATTCAAACAACGAAGACGTATCACTTATATGTGAGGCAAGGCTTAAAGTTAAGTCGACACTCGAAAGAACGCGAGCGCAAAGGTTCGTGGATATATCAGAACGAGGTACGCTACCTGTCCCGCTCAATTATTACGGCGCCCACACCGGTCGTTGGTCAGCGAGCAAGGGTTCGGGGCTTAATCTGCAGAACCTCAAGCGGGGGTCTTTTTTACGCAAAAGTATTCAAGCGCCGAGAGGTTACACTCTCGTTGTTTGCGACCTATCGCAGATTGAACCGCGTGTACTTGCGTACCTCGCCGACTATCAAAATCTTCTTGAAATCTTTGCGTCAGGGCAAGACGCATATGCGGCGTTCGGAGCACAGATGTTCGGTATTGCCGGTCTCAATAAAAAAGACCATGCGGATCTCAGGCAGTCGGCGAAGTCAGCTCTCTTAGGATGTGGCTATGGCATGGGTTGGGCTAGCTTTGCGGCTCAATTATTGACGGGCTTTCTAGGTGCACCCCCTACGATGTACGATAAAGCGTTTGCTAAACAACTCGGTGTTACTGGCCAAGACATGCAAGACTTTATTGGGTGGGATAAGAACTTAGAAAAAATGCGGGCTATACCTCATACTTGTACGGAGGACGAGCTATTGATTCATTGCGTATCTGCCAAGAAGATCATCGACATCTATAGAAGTAAAGCCCAACCAGTTGTTGCTTTTTGGCAACTATGTAGCGATGCTATTTTGACTTGCTTATCTAGGGGTAAAGAACATCCTTACAAGTGCATTAAGTTTGCCAAGGAGAGCATTGAGCTACCTAGTGGGCTGTCTTTAAGATACCCAAACCTTGAAGGAGTAGCTGACAACAAGGGCAGAATCCAATGGCAGTATGGTGGGGATGATAAGAACAAGCCTAAGAAGCTGTATGGTGGTAAAATAGTAGAAAATATTGTGCAAGCAGTAGCACGATGTGTCATGACGGATGGGATGCTACGGATACAAAAGAGGTATCCGTGTGTACTAACTGTGCATGATGAAGTTGTAGTACTAGTTCCCGAGACAGAAGCCGTAGAAGCTGAAACTTGGGTACACGCGCAGATGGTAGCAGATCCTAAGTACATGTCAGGAATCCCTCTTGACGCTGAGACCGGCTGTGCCAAACGATATGGAGAAGCGAAGTGACCAAACGATTTGCAGTACCAAAGGTAATAACAATAGGCAAAACCAAAATCAAAGTAGAGCTATACGATAGTGTGTTTGTCGGTAGGGATGAGTGCCGAGGTGCATATAACTACAGTAACCACACTATATCCATTGCTAAGCAGGCGGCATCGCGGCAACATAATACTTTGTGGCATGAGATTGTTCATGCTATTTTGTATGATATGGGTGAGTCCAAGCTAAACGCCAAGGAAACATTTGTTAGTGGGTTTGCCGACCGCCTTGAACAAGCCATACGAACAGCGAAATTCTAATGACTACAATTAAGTGGAGCCATTCAGGGCTTAAAGATTACGAAGGTTGTGCTAGGCGGTTTCATGAAGTCAAGGTACTTAAAAACTACCCCTTCACTGATACTGTCCACACTATCTACGGTAAGCAAGTGCATGAAGCGGCAGAAGTTTACGTTAAGGATGGCACACCCCTGCCCCCTGAGTATGACTACATGAAGCCAGTACTGGATAGCCTACTTAAAAAAGAAGGACGCAAGTTAGCTGAGTATGAGATGGGGTTGAGGGTTGACCTCTCCCCATGCGGTTTTAAAGATGACGACGTTTGGGTACGCGGTATTGCTGATTTACTTATTATTGATGACGATGGCTTAAAAGCTTGGGTTATTGACTATAAGACAGGCAATGACAAGTATCCTGACCGAGATCAGCTAATCCTAATGTCTTTGATGGTGTTCGCTCACTTCCCCCACATACGGCAAGTTAACTCAGCCCTGCTATTTGTAGTTAAAGGTAGCGCGGTTAAGCATAAAATGCTGTTAGAAGACGCCCCTTACCATTGGAATAAGTATAGAGAACGGGTTGCCAAGCTCGCCTCTAGCCACGACAATGACATATGGAATCCAAATAGCACCCCGCTATGTGGGTGGTGTCCTGTAAAAAGCTGTGAGTTTCACCGCAAACGTTATTAAGAGAGAACAAAATGCCACGCTGGGACACACCACAAACATTTAAACAAAAAGCATGCGCTGTTTGTGGTACTTTGTTTACTCCACGTTCGGGCGTACATAAATTTTGTTCTCCACAATGTAAAGGCAAATGGAAATACATTACAGGTATACAGTCTACTGAGAATCAATACGCATATATAAGCGGTGATTGGTCAAGGTATGCCGCACGCCTTTTGTATTATGGCGGTAGAAAAAGAGACAAACTAACTAAGCAGATTATTCTAGACAGACTTGAAAAGCAAAACTACAAGTGTGCTCTAACGGGGCGAGACTTGACCTGCTCTTTAGAAAAAGGCGTAATAACAAAAACAAATGCGTCCATAGATCGTATTGTTGCAGGCGAAGGGTATACGCCCGATAATATTCAAATGGTTTGTAGGGCAGTAAACAGCTTTAGAAACGATACCTCTGTAGAGGAATTTATTGATTGGTGTGAGGCAGTAGCCGAGCACAATAAGAAAGGACTTAAAAATGGTAGCTAAGCGTAATTTTCGACAAGAGTACCTAAACTACGACGGCACAGAAGCCGTTAAGAAGAAACGCGCCCAACGCAATAAAGCTAGACGTATGCTTGAGAGGGAAGGCGTAGTGCATAAAGGCGATGGCAAGGATGTAGATCACACCGAGCCCCTAAGCAAAGGCGGTAAGACGGTACGAAGTAATCTTAGCGCTAAGAGCGCTAGTGCTAATAGAAGTTTCCCAAGGAAGGCAGATGGCTCAATCAAATAAGGAGGAATGATGCCAAACGAAGAATACGTATACCACAGTGACGATACAGTAACTAAAGGTATAGGAGATGTAAACAGTACAGCAAAAGGATCAGGCGCTAGGTTCAACGGCGGTAAAGCCGATCTTAGTTTGATCCCACTAGCTACATTGGAAGATGAGGCTAGAGTTTGGATGTATGGTAAAGAGAAATATGCTGCTTGGAATTGGGCTAAAGGAATGCCTTGGTCTGTTCCCTATGCTTGTGCAATGAGACACTTAGCTGCTTGGCAACGAGGTGAAGAACTAGACCCCGAATCAGGACAACCACATCTAGCTCATGCGATGTGTAATCTACGGATGCTAACGCTGTATAGCAAGACTTACCGAGAAGGCGATGATCGTCCACCTAAAGAGTTAATGCCATGAACGCAAATGAACCAGTAGCGTGGATGTTGTTGGGCTTGGAAGACCGAAAGCCAAAGTTAATTAACTTACAAGTGATTGAGCATCTTGAAGGCACATGGATTCCACTCTACACCCATCCAGCAGATGAATCCTTTGACAGAACCGCTAGTCATATGGCTGGTGAGTATGTTAGTTATCCAGCAAAGACACTAACAGATGATGAAATAGCAAAACTGGCTGACGATATTCTTGGTTATCAGATTTATGGTTACAAAGAAAGCGGAGTTTATGAGTTTGCTAGAGCAATACTAAGAAAGGCACAAGATAAATGAAGCACAGAAAGTTTACGAAACAACAAGAAAAAGATATGAAAGAGATTGTTGATTACTACATGCAATATGTAACAGGAGAGCATCGCTCAATAAGAGAAGGTCTTGAATATTATTGGAAGTGCATGAGTGATTACACAATAGAAGATTACTTAGAGGTAGCACGTGAAGGAAAGGCACAAGAGAAATGAGACAGACTAAACTAGGGAGTTTTTATGAAGCGTGCATTAACGTGGCTATTGGGTTTGGCATTAATTTTACTGCTAACCTTTTTATCCTTCCTCTTTTTGGGTTCCATATTACTCTTACTAACAACTTTTACATGGGATTACTTTACACAGTCATTTCTGTTGTTCGCAGTTATGTTGTTCGTCGTTGGTTTGATGGAAAAATTCATAGAGCAGCTCAGATATTAGCAAAGGAAAAATAATGAGAGATGGTGGTAAAGGCGATACACCTCGCCCATTAGGTGTAGAACTAGAACAGTTTGATAAAAACTTTGAAGCAATCTTTGGAAAAAAACAACCAAAGACTTTGAACGATTACATAAAACAAAAAGAAGAGAGAAACGAAGATGGAAATAGTAGAGAACAAAGCTCTAGTATTTAGGACGCGTGACCCCGATAAGTACAGTATTATTCCGCGCAGTAAGATAGTCGGTGAGAATGGTGGTGTATATGAGATGGCAGTATTTTGGGGTCTAGAGGAAGTAAGGGTATTAAGAAACTTAGGTGTTAAAGATTTAGTCTCGCCCATAACGGCTAGGTATGATTGGCCAGGCAGGCATAGACCCTTTGCGCATCAGGTTGAAACATCCTCCTTCTTAACACTTAACCCAAGAGCGTTTGTATTTAATGACCCGGGAACTGGTAAGACGCTTAGTGCTTTATGGGCGGCGGATTACTTGATGCGGTTAAAGAAAGTCAGACGTTGCTTAATCTTGTGCCCTTTATCAATCATGCACGATGCTTGGATAAGCGGTATATCTAACAGCATAATACATAGGTCTGCAATTGCGGCGCACCATGCTCAGGCTAGTCGGCGTATCGAGATGGTTCAAGGCGACTACGAGTTCGTTATCGTTAACTACGACGGGCTTAACTTAATTGCCGAGGAAGTTGCACGCGATGGGCGGTTTGATTTAGTCATAGTAGATGAAGCCAACGCATACAAGAACGCATCAACTAAACGATGGAAGTCCCTTAATAAAATTCTGCACCCTGATTCAATGTTGTGGATGATGACAGGAACTCCTTCTGCGCAATCGCCTGTGGATGCGTATGGTTTAGCTAAGTTAGTTAACCCGACTGGTGTACCGAAGTTTGCTACTGCATGGCGCGATAAGGTTATGAAAAAGCTTACCCAATTCAAATGGGTTCCTAAGAGCGGGGCAGCTGAGGCGGTATTTGCTGCATTGCAACCTGCCATTAGGTTTACCAAAGAAGAGTGTACAGACCTACCACCAGTACTAACTGAGACACGAGAGATACCCCTAACCCCACAGCAAGTCAAGTACTATAAACTCCTCAAAGAGCGCATGGTTATGCAGGCTTCGGGCGAGACTATCACGGCAGTTAACGCCGCGGCTGGTGTATCCAAGCTACTACAGATTTCTGCTGGTGCGGCGTACACCGACAACCATGAGGTCGTGGAATTTGACTGTGCTCCTCGCTTGAATGTTTTGCTAGAAGTGTTGGAAGAAACCAACAGAAAGGTGATTGTATTTGCACCCTTTAGGCACAGCATTGAGACCATCCACGAGTACCTTCTTAAGCATAACGTGGCGGCAGAGGTGATTCATGGTGACGTATCGGTTAATAAGCGTACCGATATATTTAAACGGTTCCAAACAGAACCTAATCCGCGTATACTGGTAGTTCAACCCCAGTCAGCCTCTCATGGGGTAACGCTTACAGCCGCGGATACAGTAGTATTTTATGGCCCCGTTATGTCTGTAGAAACCTATCTACAGTGTATTGCCCGAGCAGATCGTATTGGACAGACAAGTACGAATGTTACTGTGATACACTTACAAGGTAGTGATATAGAAAAGCGGATGTTTGCGCAGTTAGAAAAGCGTGTTGAAGGACATGACATTCTGCTCAATCTGTATAAGGAGGAGATAGGCAAAATTTAAAAACCCATTATCGGGTTGTACAGCTGTCTGTATTGATGTATAATTATTGACAAAGGAGGAAGTATGTCAGACGAAGTGATTCCGCTAGACAAACTAGCAAAGATATATCGCAAGATATATAGCAGGACTAATGAGCTTACGACGGAGTATGAGTCCAAGCTTGAGGAACTTAAACTGCAGCAGGAAGAAATTAAGAACGCCATGAAGGATCAGATGGTGGCGCTTGGTCTTCAATCTGTACGAACAGATGAAGGCACTATTATCTTGTCGCAAAAGACGCGCTACTACACAGACGACTGGGATTCATTTAAGACGTTCGCGATAGAGCACGATGCGCTTGACCTTTTTGAGAAAAGAATTGCTCAGAAAAATATGGCGATGTTTTTGGATGAGAACCCTGGAGTTGTACCAATGGGTTTAAACTCCATGTCCGAAGTATCAGTATCAGTTCGTAAACCAACCAAATAAGGAGAAGTACATGAGCAACACTCAATTAACACCAGAACAACAAGCAGTAGAAAATGCAACACGTAACGTCATGCTTGAACTTGACCTACGCAGAATGGCTCTAGACACAGCCGCTAAGTGTATGTATGAAGGCAGTGCCTATGAAGTTACCGAAGTAGCCGAAGCATTCTTATTATTTTTACAAACAGGTGCGGCAGTTGCCAAGCCAACTAGTACAGGAGCAGTAACAAATGAGTAAAGAACTCACAGCATTTAACCCCGCCCAACTACCAGCATTTGCTAAGACGGTAGAGATTTCTGAATTAGCGAGAAGCCTATCAGGCGGTGGCAGTGGTAATTTTGGTAAGCGCATCTCCGTTAAAGGTGGTGTATTTCGTTTAATGTCAGGTAGTGATGAGGTAGCAGCTATCGAAGACCGCCATCTTGATGTGGTGATTGTTCAAGCCGCCCCAAAGATCAGCCGTACGTACTACGCTGGTAGCTATGAAGAAGGCGCATCTAAAGCCCCCGATTGCTGGTCCGCTGACGGTGAAAAACCCGATGCATCCGCTAAAGAAGCGCAAGCTAGTAACTGCGCGTCATGCCCACAAAATGCCAAAGGCTCCGGTCAAGGTGATTCCCGTGCGTGTCGTTTCAGTCAGCGTCTTGCGGTTGTATTGTCTAACGATGTAACTGGCGATGTTATGCAGTTAACCCTATCTGCTACATCAATCTTCGGTAAAGAAGAAGGCGACAAGCGCCCACTACAAGCGTATGCAAGATTCTTAGCCGCGCAGAGCATTAGCCCCGAGACTGTTGTTACTCGGTTGCGTTTCGATACTAAAGCCGCAGTACCTAAGTTGTTCTTCCAGCCTATGCGTTGGTTGTCTGAGGACGAGTATGAAAGCGTCAAGGAAAAGAGCGAGTCTAAGGAAGCTAAGCAGGCGGTTACAATGTCTGTCTCCCAAAGTGCAGGTACAAAGAAAGCAGCTCCAGCATTAGCTGCACCTAAGGAAGAAGCGGAGTCGTTTGATGAGCCTGAGAAGCGTAAGCCTACAGTTAAACCGTCAGCGGTACCAAAGAAGAAAACTGGCGACCTAGCTTCTGTTGTTGACGAGTGGGATACAGACGATGAGTAAAATTATCGTAGCCCTTGGGCTGGTCTTAGCGGCATCCGCTGTTTATGCTGGATGTATGACAAACACTGATATGCAAACAGGACGAATCTGTACTATTTGCTGTGATGGGTCTGGCAACTGTTTTACAACCTGCTCAGGATAAAGTTTACGGGGAGGCTGACACTATTCAGCTCTATGGCTCTTAGAGATTTCAGACTAAAAAGACTGTCTCCCCACCCTACAACTAAGAAAAGACTATGGCTTACTCAGAAACAATAAGGCAGTCCACCGCTAAGGCGGAGAAGACTCTAGGCAATCAGCTAGGTCGATGGGCTATTAAATTAAATTTACCTGTAATTCAGATTTCGCAATACACAGGCGCAACAAGACAGACGGTTTATAACTGGTTCGCTGGAACCGAAGTTACTCCATCGTACAGAACGAGCGTAACCAACTTGTTACGCATACTACAAACAAGCAGTACTGTTGAAGAGGCAATGAAAAAATGCAAGCAGAACAAATAAAAGAATCGGCAATATCGCCAACTGCCTTAACCGACAAAGAACTAATTAGCTTTGCAGAACGCTACCTTGATACTGGCATGCCGTTAAGTTTTCAGAAGGAAGTACTAAAAAGATTCAATCAACGCATTAACGGTTAACCCAAGGAGCATTTATGAAGTCGCAGGAATTCCTAGCGACTGTGCTTCCGTCTTCGGGTAAATATTGCGCCTGCGAACTTAGCACAGCTAAAAAAGAACATGTCTTTGTTGACACGATTGATGAACTGTATAGCAACGCTACACACTTTAGTGGAGAAGGTTTAAACGCTTTCTACGCCTTAGCATCATTCAACACAAGTGGCAAGCGATTAGCCACAAACGCATTAAAAATAAAATCTTTATTCTTGGATATTGATTGTGGTGAAGGAAAGGATTATCCTAATAAGCAGGCGGCTGCAGCGGCACTGGGTACATTTTTGTCTTCAACTTCGTTAGACCAGCTTGGAACCCCGTATGTCGTATCTAGTGGCGGTGGACTGCACGTATACTGGCCTTTCTTTGACGAAGTAGATATAGCCACATGGAAACCAGTAGCAGAAAATCTTAAGCGCCTTTGTAAGAAAGAAGGACTTCGGATTGACGCTATGGTTACTGGCGATGCCGCTCGGGTACTACGTGTGCCTGACACACAGAACTATAAACAAGAAAAGCCGCGGTCTGTTGCCATCAAGGTGGTCGGTGTAACGTTTGACTTTACCCAACTGTCTACGGTCATCAGGGAAAAAGTCGGGGAAGACTCCCATGAAATGCTGCCTAAATTTGATTTACCAGGCAAGCGTCCAGACTTAAAAGGTTCCGCATCAAACGTCAAGATAGTCGAGAACAGCATCACGTTCTTTAAAACTTTGGCACCCAAATGCAAACAGATAAACCATTACATTGAGCATGCTAAAGATGACGGCATGGAACCTTTGTGGCGGGGTATCCTCAGCATAGCTAAGTACTGCGAAGATGGCGAGGAAGAAGGTCAAGCCCTATCTGCCATGCACCCCTACGATATGGATCGGCACAATACCAAGTGGCACCAAATCAAAGGTCCTTACAGTTGCTTGAAGCTTGACGAGGCAAACCCAGGTTTATGTAAAGGTTGCCCACACTTCGGTAAGATTACTAACCCACTAGCTTTAGGGCGTGAGATTAAGGTCGACAATAAGCCTAAGGAAATCATAGTAGAAACCAAGGCGGCTACAGCAGACAAACCTGCCGAGCAGTTAATGATTGTGCGCCCAATTCCACCCCGCGGATTTAGCTATGGGGCTAATGGGGGCATCTTTATCGACAAGGTAATTGAAGAAGAAGGCGGAGAAAAGGTCAAGAAGCAGGTAATGATCCTGCCTTACGATTTGTTTGTGGTTGATATCCTAGATAATGGCGATGAGCATTTGATTCATATGATTGTTTGCCGCCCTACCCACACCTCAGATATCATAATGCCTCAAAAATCGGCAGTAAGTAAGGATGAGACTGTGAAGATGCTAGCTAGCCACAATATAATCGCAGTCTACGGCAAGGGCAATGATGTCCACCTATACGAGTACATCCGTGGTTGTGTGGAATACGCCAGTTCTAATAAGGTGGCGGTCAAGGTTCCTCATAGCTGCGGCTGGCAAGAGGACAATTCGTTTGTTTACGACAGCACCATCTTCTCCCCTGATGGCAAGGAACTATATGTCCCGACCCCTGGTATGGCTAACGTTAACTACGCTACTAAACCTATGGGCACGCTTGATGAGTGGAAGAAAGTTCTCAATATGTACATCGCCAAGGAGCTGTGGGAGATTGTTACCATGGGTATGGTGGGGCCTGCGTCTATTCTGATGCACTTCTCGGGCTTTAGGGGCGTTGTTTATCATCTTGGATCTTCGGGTTCAGGTCGTGGTAAGTCACTTGCCTTAGCCCTTGCGGCTAGTTTTTGGGGCCATCCAGAGCTCTACAGGGTCACGCAATCAACTTCAGCCGTAGCTGCACAGCAAAGACAGGGCTTATTAAACAGCCTCCCGCTTGTAATGGACGAGATTACAAACAAAAATCGGGAGTCATTTGAGTGGTTGCCCCAGTTCTTACTGGATTTAACCCAAGGTAAGGGCAAAGAGCGCATGGAACAAGGCGCCAATAAGGAACGTTTGAACACAACTGTATGGAACTTGATGGTGTTGTTTTCAAGCAACACTCATATTTACGACTTCTTATCGGGTGGGCGCAAGCATACATCCCAAGCTGAAATGCTCCGTATGCTGGAAGTAAAGCCTGCCAAGGAAGTTCAATGGGCGTCGTCAACAGAGAGTAGTACTGTTGATCTCCTAAAGTCTAATTACGGTGTCGTAGGTCGTGAATTGATTCGTTGGATTGTCAGGAACAGAGAAACCGCAGTTAAGGTTTTTGAAGAGACCCGCGAGAAGTTAAAAGCGGAATTTAATTCATCAGATGACGAGCGTTATTGGACTGCTGGTAATGCCGCCATCGTAGCTATAGTGATTCTTATGAGCAAAAAATACGCAGGCATTGTTGATGTCCCTATTCGTCCAATTATAGAAACCCTTCGTGGCATGGTTAATGAAGCTAGAGCTGCAGTACGAGGCAACCGCCGTTCCGCTGAAGACGTTCTTAATGCTTACACCCGTGAGTGCTACGGTAAATTCGTTGTGGTTAAAGCCATTGACGGTATTACTAAGGCAACGCTGGGGGGCAACAATGAAATCGACCAGTCGTTAACTAGGTCAGATGTGGCTGGAAGGGTTGAGCATGATATGACCCCGGGGCACGTTGACTACTTCATTGAGGAGCAATTGCTTAAACAACACTGCTCTACTATGAGTTATGGATACTCTGACTTGAAGAAGGAGCTTGAAACGCTACCTAACTACAAGATAGCGTACATGCGCAAAGACATGCTGGCTAAGACACGCGGCCCATCGATGCGAGTCAATGTAATGAGAATTACACGGCCGCTGGTGATAAGTGAGGAAGATTAAAGTGCATTATCCGTGGTTAGAAGTACCCCCACAAGGGGGCTTTTTCGTACCAACTTTAAACTTGGATGTGGTAAAGGTAAACGGTTTAAAAGCCGCCCTTTACCACCAAGTACCTGCCAAAGCTGAAGTAGGACGCAAAAATGGCAAGCTAGGCGTTTGGTTTACCCGCCTACGCTAGACCTAAAGTCTTTTGCCAAATCAATTTTATCTTGCTTAACTAGATCAAGTTCTTTGCGTTTTTGTGAAGGTGTTAGCGTTTTATCGCCACGTACTTCACGTTCACGCTTATTAAGATCGCCCATTTGCTGTTTGAATGCTCCAGCTGAGGAAGTAGAGTCAATTTCTTTGGAATACTTCTGATAGAATTTATCTGCTTTGTCCGGGTTTTCTGCCTCAAGCGCTGTGTAGGTGTTGTGCAGCTGTTCAATGTTAACCATAGAGTTGTAGGCTTTGTTAATCAAACCAGCACCGTCAGAAGGTTGGAAAAAACCGCCAACTATCGGCAAGTCATGCGCTGTCATTTCAGGAGAAGTTGTGCTACGCAAAACAGGATTAAACATAGACATCAGAGCTATACCAGTACTGCTTGTGTAGCTTTGAATGAAATGGTCTAGTTGAACGGGGGAAACACCGAGGTAGCTACCGACAAGCTTCGATACTTCAGTCGTATTAGCATGAGAACGGTATCCTGCTTGCTGCGCTTTATCACGGGCACTTTCAATCGGGGATAATGAATACAAATCAGTGTTTGTTAATGCTTCAATAACAGGCTTAACCCCTTGTGGCAAGAATGCAGTAGACACTCCAGGTACGTTTCCAATTAACTGTTTAGCAAATGCGGGAAGAACATCTTTTGTTTTTGCATCAGTAGCCGCCAAGTTAAACACTGCTTCTGGTAGCGCTTTAAAGATAACGCCAGATTCAAATGGAATAGGTACACGAACTGGGTCTTTCATGCCGGGAATTGGAATAAACCAGTAGTTAAGCTTGTCTTCATCCGTAGCATTTTTGTACGCTTTGTTATTCTGCATTAGCGAGGTATAAAGTAATGACATACCAGCGACCATAGCACCGCGTTTAAGTAGCGTATTCTTTACATTAAGTTTATCTTCAAACAAAGATTTACCTAAACCAGCGCGTGCCAAAGTATTAAGGCCTTGGATCTGCGCATTAAAGAAAGGAATCATGACGCTTAACGCCCGCACACTAGGTGAATAGCCGTGCTTGGTAAAGTTTTGGGACTCTAAGGTAGCTAAGGATGCTTCCATTGGAGACATACCCTTTTTAATAAAGCCTTGGTATAGCGTCAAACGAGCGGATTCATCAGCTACAATTGCCAATCTGTCCGCCTTAGCCCAAAGTTTTTCCCAACCTGATTGACCACGGGCCATCTGTTGCGAGATAGTGCGCATATCAGCCATAGTACCGGCGTATACATGGCCGCCAATAATACCCTGCTCTTGGAGCAGGCGAACTTCAGGAGAAGAACCTTCCCAACTTTTCTTTATGTTGCCAAGGACATCTACTATAGGGCGTACATCTGCGCCAGTCTTAATCCAGCTATCAATAGACTCTTTAAATGCCACACGGGCTGAGTAAGCTGGAAATCTTGTTACGGCTTTACGAAGTAAATTGGCTGGGCCTTGCATAAAACTAATGGCGGAAGGCAGAGTCATAGATACGCCCTCCATGCCGCGCGCAATCATATCGCCAGGAATATCGCCAAACAAAGATTCAGACTGGCGGCTAACTTCTGCACGTTCACGTAGCTTCTTGTACTCTTCAGTATTGGCTTTACCTTCTGCACGCATTTTATCAAGGCGGTCTTCAAGCTGGGTAGACAAGCCTGAAGTTTGGATTACGGCGTGTTTCTCTTCGCCTTTATCATAGAAACGAACTGTACTAGGAGAAGCAGGACCATTGCCATCATGAACTTCCGCAACGCCTAAGGTGCGTAATGTGTGGGCTGTATTTTTTGTAGCTATGTTACTCATAGCCATGTCCGTCAACATGTATGTATTTTGAAGCGAACTTACTTCAAAGTTAACAATTGATTTGTCTCCGCCAAGGAGCTCTTTCAGATACTGCTGCGTTTTAATATCACCAATACGGATGTGATTTTCTTCATCCCATACAGAACCATCGGCACGTTCGCGATAGTAAGGAACATAGTCACCTTGCTTTAGCTTATCAACAGCTTCTTTAGATAAGCGCCCAGTTTGAACAGCAAAATCTAGTAACCCGTTGTTATACTCGCGGTACATCTTACGAGCTTCTTGAAAGTGGGGGTTAGTGCGGCCAAACTTTAAAATATCGTCTAGCTGCTTTTGTGAAATCTTGCCTGCTAGGTTTAATTTTTCTAAACCATTTGGTGTAGATGAGGCACGTTCGGCTGCTAAATACAAACCAAACTGCTCATTGGCTGCTTCCGCATTACCAATTTCTGGTATGGCTTTACCAATAGTTGCAAATATATCTTTAAGGCCAGGTTTTTTTGCACTCTTATATTGATGTTCTCCAAGCTCATTCTTTTCTAGTCTAATAGGTCCGTGCGTAGCTATTTCGGACACCATATTATTACGTTGGTCATACAGGCGGTTGTAGTACATCATTTGAACCGCTTGCAGTTTGTCTGACATTGCCCGTGCTATATATTCGAGACCCGCAAAACGGTCAACAAAACGGTGCATCAAGATCATACCAAGAACGCCACCTTTAATTCTATCGGTAAAGGGTTTTTCTTGGGCGATAACATCTTTTGCGTATCCTTGAAGAGACGTATCAAATCCTGCTTTGTAAAAAGGCTTGCTTGCAAAAGACACTTCGCCGTTTTCTAATCTGGAGGCGATAGGCCGCGAAGCGTCAAAGTCTTTTCTAGCGTCACGAAGAATCTTGTAAATGTCAGAAGTACTAATATCTAAATCAAGGCCCATTTTACGTAAGCCAGATCGAACCGCGCCGACTAAAGCTTTAAGCCATTCATTTGCTTTTTCAACAAAACTCTTGGACGGCCTTGCTTCTTCAGTATAGGCTATCATTTCCTTAACTGCGGCTGTCATTGCTTCCGCTTCTGTTTTACCAGAGTTGAGCGCTGCTGCATGAGCTTTTTCTGCATCATCGCGAACGCCTAATTTCTCAGCAAGCCCAAAGACTCCGCCTTCTTGTTTAGCTATTTTGTTTACTAGCGCTCTAACACCTTCATCGCCAAGCACACCTTCAACGCCTAAGTGACCAGTAATTTCGTGGGCCATAGTTTTCTTAAGGTCAATAGCGTCAGCGTGGTTCTTAGTAATAACAAAAACTGTTCCGTCTGGCAGAATACCACCGCGAACTTCATCAGGATTGTGGCCAGATGCTTCGATGATTTTACGTAGTGTAGGCGTTGCTTCTTTAACGACCATGAGCTTAAGGCCCTTTGGTTTGCTTACACCGCCAATAATAGCCTTGGCTTCTGCGTGGTTAATACCTTCACCGCCATGCGCTTTATCCGTACGAGCTTCCCAATTGTTAGAATTTAAACCGCTAAATAAGTCACCGAAATCTTCAGCGCTTAAATCTGATTGACGTAGCTCAGCAAAATCTTTTTCCGCTTCTATCGCTTCTTTTAGTTCTTTTTCATTAGCCTTACGTTGCTCAGGGGTAATTTCTTTCTTGGTGCCGCGTTCAAACATTTTAGGTAGGTGTACTACACGAACTGCTGGGCCTTTAGCTCTTTCAGATTGTTTTGGCTCGACTTCTACCTTAGCTTCTATCTTATCTTTTTTCTCTTTTAATAGAGCGACTTCAGTTTGAAGTTTAGTAACAGCTTGTTCTGCTGTTAACGGTTTAGCTTTAGCTGCTTTCATTTTTTCAGTAATAGCATTAGCTTCTTGAAGAAAGTTAGTTCTCGCAGCCACAGATTTTTTGTCTGTACGTTCGTATTTTTCTTTAAGTAGATTGCGTTCTTGAGCCAGTTTTCTGCGAGTTTCAGCGACAGACGCTTTAGCTTCTACTACTCGTTCAGCCGCAGCTTCCGGAGTATTTACTTTCTTAATCTTTTCTTCTAAAACTTTAATTTCACCATCAATCTTGGCTTTTTGTTTTTTAGCTTGTTCTTTAGCGCCTTGTAGATTCGCTTCTGCAATAACTTCATTACGCGCTTTTCTACGTGTAGAATAATCGACATCTTTTTCACGCTGTTTTTCAAGGGCTAATCTATCAGATGCAGTTTTTTCTTCTACGGTTTGAGTGGGCGCAACAGCTTCTTTAATTTCGGATTCTTTTTCTTCTATAGCCGCTTTAACTTTATCGCGGTTTTTACCCTTAGCAGTCTTAAGTTTAGCCTGTAAAGTAACTAACTCACCGCGCAAACCAACCACATCGCCAGTTACTTTGGTTCCTGGAAGGCCTAAACCTTCTAGTAGGCGTTGTTCGTTTTCACGATTTTGCTTTGCATTATCTTCTATGGACTTAAGCAACGCAGCTTCTTGAACACGAATATTTGTTTTAGCCTGCTCAATCTGGCGCTCTAGTGCAGCCTGTGGCGTTTGCTTATATTTACGCTCCATGCTAGAAAGAATAGCGCGTTCAGTTTTAATGTTTGCTTCTTTTATTTTGTTGGCGCGAGCGTGGAGGTCGTCGATTTCCGCTAAACGTTCTGTCAGCTCTTTATTAACAGCTTTAATCTGTTTATCTAGCTCATACTTAGCTTCTGTGTAGTGGCGTGATGTACCTTCTTCTTTTTCACGCTTAGCTTTTAGCTTCTCTATTTGCTTCGTAATAGAATTTTTTGATATCCATAAGCCACTAGCTTGTTTAACAAGCCCTTTAACTAACTTGTCTGCATTAGCTACGTCTTCAACAAACGATTTTTGAATCTCAATTTGTTTACGTAATTCAGCGGTTGATTCTTCTGTAGTTTCCATTTTGGCGGCAGCACGCTTTTCCGCTGCGGCTTTATTTGCTTCTGCCTGTTTTTCTAAAGCAGCTAGCTCAGTTGCAACTTTTTCTTTAGCGGCTTTAAGTTTTTTACCTTGAGTTTCTACAAAACGCATAAAGTTAGCGGTTGTTGCACGTACTGTAGCAATTGGCTCTAGCTTGGCAACCGGTTGCTTTTCTTTAGCCTGCTCTAGTTCTTTGCGTAACTCGGCGGCTTTATTCTGAGCCTCGAATCCACGTTTTAAATCAGGGAACTTAGAGGCATTTACTTCCTTAACAATATCTTCTTGTTCTTTAATAGCGCGTTCAATACGCTCAACGTTAGCTGCTTGTGTATTTTCTTGGTTTTCTTTACCAAACAAATCTTGTTGTTCTAAGTTACCTACATTAGATACGTCTGGGGCTTTAGCTTTGCGGTCTTCTTCCGCCATACGTTGTGCTTCTTCTGTGCGCAACTCCTTAACCAGCTTACCAATCTTTTCTTGGGCTTTAGCTATTACTTCTAAGTCGGGTTTCTCGCTACTGCGTTCTTCTTTAATACGCGCTTCTTGATACTTAATTTCTGTAGAACGCTCATCAGCATTATTAAACTGTTTTCTAAGTTCAGGGGTATATCTGCTTATTGGATTCTTAATAGAAACGGCATCGTGGGTTACGTTAGCAATATGTTCAGCAATAACCGCTTGCGCTGCTTCTGGGGATGCAATTTCACCTGTGGCTAAACGTTTAATATCGCCAACAGCTTCCATGAACTTAGCTTTAACTTCTTTTACTTGCTGTTCATTTAGCGGCATACTACCCGCAACATGGCGGTGGGCGGCTACTTCATCAACTAAAGAATCAGAAAAAGATTTTTCAGCTTGCGCCACACGGTTTTCCAACACACCCTTAGTTACTTTTGCGCGCTTAGTATCGCCACCAATATAGTCACGGTTAGCCAGAGCGCCAAGAGAATCAAGGTATGTTTCTAAATGTTTGCGCTGAGTACGTCTTACACTATTGAGAAGCTCATGGTATGCCCTTATTTTTCCTGGCACATGTTCCCCAACCGGCAAATCAATATCTTTATCTAAATGTTGAATGCGTTCAGCCAGATTACGCATCTGGTTAACAACTTCTGAAACTTCTTCTCTATTAGCAGTAGAACGATTGCGTTTGCCACGAGCCAAATCTAACTTGCGTTTTAGCCCCATTAGAGCGCCACGTAATGTTAAGTTATCCCCAACATGGCGTTTTAGTGTAGCTAGTTTACCCATTACTTCTGGGTGCATTTCATTTTTAGGGAACGCGTTAGCTATTGCAGCAGTAGTTTGTTTGGAAGAACCTTCGCTGAGGTTCTGGGCATTAAGGGCATCTTGACGTCTTTTAGCGTCGGCCAGCAGCTGGTCTCGTTCAACTTGTATAGCAGCTAATTTTTGGCCAGCTGGCGTAAGTTCACCATCTTTTTCTAGTGCTTGTTTTTTACCGGCAGCCGCTTTCATTTGGTCATCCAAAGCCTTGGCTTTGTTTTCCATATCGCGGATTTCTCTAGCTTCAGTTACAGGATCTACACGGTTTAGAGCTTGCTCTCTAGAAGGCTCGGCTTCTGTTCTTGCTTTTGGCTTAGCAGCTTCAACTGCTGCAGCGCTTTGTTCCATCAGTTTTCTAATCTGAATGGCGCCCTGAATATCGTTGCTATTGTTAGCCTTGTTAAACAAATCTTCCAACATACTATGGCGTTCAGTAGCCTGCGCATGGGCTGCTTCTTGCTGTTTCTGCGCTGCAATATCTTCTTCAGTAGCAGGCGCGGTTTCTTCGCCAAGGTACTTTTTCTGTGTAAGTTCTTCAGCTTGTTTAGCTGCGCTAGCTGTTTGGTCTTCTTTTGGACCAGCTTCAAAGTCAAACCCCCCTTGGGTTTCTTTTGCAGGGCCAAGGTCAGCTAATTTTTTCTGAGCGGTTTCAATCTTAGTAGTAAGAGCATCTAAACGTTCTTTGTCGTACATTCCGTTAGTCATATTAAGACTCTGGAATTCAGACGTAGCGTCTTTAAGCTGCTTTTCTAATGCTTTGCGCTGCTGCGCATCTGTTTTTTCAGTAGGTCCAAGCGCTTCCAGCTGCTTTTGCGTTGTTTCTAGAACGCCAGTAAGTTGGGCATGACGCTCAGACAACTGTTTGTATGTGGGGATGTCACCTTTTTCGATGGCAGTATTTAAGTGCCCTTCAACCGTTGCTATTGTTTGCTTAAGCGCTGGAACACTATTCTCCAGCATCTGTCTATGGCTAGATAAATCAGTGTCGGCTTGTTCTTTTTCAGCTAACGTGCGTTGGTCACGAGAAACACCGCTAACACCCGGTTGTTCTTGCACCGGAACTTCCATACCAAGCAAGTCGCCAGTCTGACGCTGCGATTGTTCAAAATCAACTTGTTGTTGTCTCTCAGCTAGACGAGAGGCTTCTGCATCATCTGCAATTTGCTTTTTCTTGCGCTCAGTTTCATTAAACTTAGCTTCGCCAGCCTCAATCGCTCTTACTTCACCCTTACGTTTAGGCAGGCCATGCAAGGCACCGAAGATGGGAGACAACTCAGCGGCTCCAAGAGCGCTTTCTTTATAAGACTGGAGTGCTTCTGGGCTTAATAAATCTTGATCAGCAGACGCACGACGTGCAGCCTCAGTGCCAACCATCATGCCAGTACCAGCAATAGCATTAGTGCCAGTTTCAGTTAAAAAGTTTCTTGTTGTGCCGCTAAGTTTAGCTAGGGCATCTTCTTTTTTAAGCGCGCCTTTGGCTACTTGTTCGCCAAGGCTTTCAGCCTCTTTGCCTAAAAGACCACGGGCGTATTTTGGAATTGCACCCATACCCGGCAAACCAAATCCAGCAAAGGTAGCTTGAAGAAGACCCGCCGCCACTGCTTTAGGTAGATTCTCAGGCTTACCTTTTTCTTTTTGGTACTCTAAATTCTCGCCAATTTCAGCAGGTAGATCTGCTGCGGAGGTTGCTACTGCCCCTGCTAGTGCCCGACCTGTCATACCACCAATTAATGAAGCGCCAGCAATTTCTGGAGCGGCTACAGCCGCAAGAGCACCAGCACCAGCACCAACAGCTGCGGGAGCAGCATAACGACCAACAATACCGCCAACTGGTTCAGTAACATATTTACGTGCAGCTGCCCCTACACCTGGAAGTAAGCCTTCTTTAAATCCAGCTTTTACGTCTTCATCGGTTGTGGGGATAAAGCTTTCATTGGCGCCTTCAGCTTTATCTTGTTCGGCCCAGGCTTTGAGCGTGTCATTGTTTAATAAAGAACCTAAACCAGCTTCAGTTGCTGATTTAGCTTGATTCCAACCTTGCTTTACTGCGGAGCCAAAACCTTGACGCTCTTCGCGCTCAGCTTTTGAAATAAAGGCTTCTGGAAAGTGCTGTTGGGCTTTAGCGTACGCTTCATGCGGGTCCATGCCTTTAGGGACTTCAAGATAGGATCCATTTGGGAGCTGTACGTATGCCATAAGTTCTTCACTAAATGTGGTAAATTAAATTTTGTTGTCCAAGCAGGCGTTAGCTTGGTAACTGCAACGTTGGAGCGCCTTGTGGTAGTGTACCAGAAACATTAAGTAGTGGAATACCACCGCCATTTATGAACCTATGGTAGTCGGATGCATTGGTTACTCCGGCTGCTATTAACTTGCGTTGTTCACTTTTATCTTTAATAAGGTCTTTATACTGTTTGCCAGCTTGTTCTAACGTTAACTCATTAGCGTTTTTGCCTCTACCGCTAGCATAAAAACTACCCAATCCAGCGTAGTATGGACGCATCATATCGTTTTTCTCGTGCTCAACAGCCAAACTACCAGACTTATACATGAGGTCAGTATTAGCGTTCTCGTACTTAATAGCTGCTTCAATGTTACCTTGGGCACGCAATTCTTCAGCTTTAGCTTTATTAAACGTAAATTGTTCTCGATTATTGTCAAGTTCACGAACTACTTTATGGCTATTTTCAAGGGCAGGCATTCCAGCGGTAATACCTGCACCACCAGCAGCCCCAAGAGGCCCTACATGAGTCATCATCTTAGCGCCCATGTTCATAAGGAAACTACTTAAACCTTGGTTTTTGGCTTCGGCAATCTTCTGCGCATGCTGCGCGTCAGTGTCTCCCAAACCAGCAAATGGATCTTTTCTTCCCATAAACTCTTTATATGCGGATGCAATACCTGAATCTTGCGGAGCCTGTGGTTGAACTGGCGGTTTGCCTACGTTCCCCTGTTGGTTATTTTTAAGGCTCGGTGTGGCTGCTGATTGCTTGTCTATTTCAGCTTGCATTTCAGGGGTTATTGCTAGTGGGTTTGTTTGACCTGTAGGTGTAGCTATACCAGCAGCTTTGTCTTGCGCTGCAGCATCTGCATTTGCTTGTGCAATAGCGGTGTCTGTTGCTACACTACGTTTATCTGCAAGGCGGGCGGGCAATGTATCTAAGAAAGAAGGTGTCGAAGGTGCTGGTGGGTTCTTTTTGGCATTTTGTAACCATTCGTTCTTTGCATCATCGTCAGATTTTGCTTGTTTATTTAATTCAACCAAGCTGTCATCTAATCCACTAAATGCAACAATACCGCCACCGGCCATCATCTGTTCACTACCCATATCATGCATATTTTCAGCAGGTAATGCAGCTAGGCCAGAGTGTTCTGGGGGTAAATCTCTAGCCAACATTTGGTCTTTTACAGACGGCTGTTTAGCGCCTTGTTGCGCTTGCTGGCCTTGGGAAGCTTTGGTTAATTGGTCGCGTTGTTGTTTAGCGGCCATGGCAATAGCCATAGGAAGAGACTGGTCTTTGCCTTGCATAATAGAAAGCAAGCGTGCATCAGGGTAGATACGCGGATCAAGCGCCATCTTGTACATTTGTTCCATACCGAGCATTATGCAGCCCTCCCAACCATATCGTAATTAACAGCTTTGTAACCGTTGTCCATAATAAGTACAGCTTCAGGCATGAATTTCTCAACTTCTTGAGCCACGTACCCGATAAACTTACCGTGTCCACATAGAGCGTGGTCCTTAAACTCTGGCTTGTACTCAAACTCGTAAATACCCATACCGTTATCAGCACGCCACAAAAGCACCACATTTTCTTTCAGGTTAATATCTGAGCCAGCAGCAGCACCGCCACCAAACGCATTGTACGCACCAAGACCTGCAATGCCTAAACCAGTAACCTGATTTAACGTACTAGGTGCTGCTTGGTAGGTAGCAGTAGTTGTTTGCTGCGTTGGCAAACCTCGCAACATTGAATTCATAAACGAAAGCTGTTGCTGTGGGTACTGTTGAGCAGTAGCGTAATTTTGAATTGCTTGGTTAAGAATATTTTGCTGTTGTGTTTGCTGTTGCTGACCGGCCTGGCTTTGCGTTGCAATAACATTTTGCTGCGCACCTAATTGTTGAGTACCGATATTCGCCAAATTAGAAGCGGCTGTATTAGCTAAATTGTAACCGGCTTGTTGTGCTCCTACGCCTTGTAAACCGATATTAGCCGCTTGGTTAGCGCCAGTTAAGCCCATGCCATAACCTTGCATAGCCTGAGAACCAGCTTGACCAGCGCCTTGTAGTCCTTGAGCTATACCTTGTTGTGCTTGTGCATTACCAGCCAAAGCCGCTTGGTTTGCGGTGTTCATTTGGTTTTGTGCGTTGTTATAAGCTTGGTTATATCCTTGGCCAATAATTTGATTTTGAGCCAACATCTGGTTTTGTTGGTTTAGAGAATTTGCTAAAGCTGAACGTGACCCACCAAAAGCGCCAGCAGAAGTAGCAGCACCTTGTTGTTGTTGCCCAGCTATACCATATTGTTGATTAGCTAATTGTAGTTGTGGGTTTAACGAATTTTGAAGGTATGGATTCATATAAGAAGCTACAGAACCGGGACCAGTAGATGCGTTTTGAGATTGCTGACCTAAACTTTGCCCAATTTGTGCGCCTTGTTGCCCTTGACCATATCCAGCCATACCATACATACTAGATTGCCCAGCAGCTTGTTGCCCAGCTTGAGCGCCAGCATTGCCGTACATATTAGATAAAGCCGAACCTTGTTGGCCGTACATTCCAGCCTGACCTACAGTACCTAAAGCGCCTAAACCTGAAGCACCCGCCATATCAGTAGCTTGACCATATTGGCCTGGTACTTGTAAGTTAGCAGCCCCTTGTTGCGCAGCTTGCTGCATAGGAGAAAAACCAGCTACATAGTCTTGCGGGTTAGTGCTGTATGGTACGTAGGGTTTTACGCCTGTAATTTCAGTTGTACCCCCAGTAGCCGCAACTTCCGGAGTTAGCATGTTACCTTCTGCATCATACGTAGCAGCTTTAGCTGGTGTACCGCCAACTTGTCGTGTATTAAATAGCTGTTGCTGAGTAGCACCAAGCATCGTTTCCGCATAAGGTTGCAGATAGTCAGGAATATTGGTATTTTGTACAGTAGTTTGAGTAGGCGCAGCGGGAGCGGGAGCACTTCCACCCCCACTACCGCCCTCTAATGTCATTCCACCAGCCCCAAATCCACGGCCTAAGCGCGGGGAAAAAGCCTTTTCAGGCAACATAGAATCTAATGTATATCTCATATTTTTGTCTCTACAATTCTGTAACGCTCTTCAAATCCATAACGGCTCCACAACCGGGCTATTGCTTCTCTTGCTGCACCCTGTATTTTAGTGGCTCCGTTAGCCTTTAGTAAATCTTTAAATTGCTTAAAAGTCTCTTGGTTAGAAATTAACCGACCACCAATAAATGTAACAAAAGCCACACGATCATTAGGATAATTACTAAAGCTAATCGTGGCCGCTCCTTTAATTGAGCCATCTTCAGTTGATGCCACCACCAAAAGCCATTGGCCCGACGCAAGGTAAACTCTGACTTGATCCAGCGTGTAATCATCACCACCATATTGCACAGCATCTGCAATATACTTTTCAACCAAAGGCCAAGCTTGATTAACATATTGAATAGGAACATGGCGAATTAAGAGGCTCATGCTGGCGTGTACTTGTCAGCTGTAATTGCAGGAGCTTGTTTAGCTTTACCAGTTCTAGCCTTTCTTACTTTGTCCATCATAGCGTATAGTTTTTTAGCACCAGCGTCAGAAGAGCCATTCCCAAGATGAGAGACAACATCCGCAGGCACAACAAACTCATTATCAGCAAGACGCGCTGGTTGTTTACCTTGGATACTGGCAGGAATAGAGTCGCTCATACCATCACCAGGGCCTTTAAGCATACGACCACCATCAGAGTACCCGCCTAAATTAGCAATACCCCCGCCAGCATAGTTTGCGTTAGGTGTGCCGCGTAGTTTCTTTAAAGCAATCATAGCGTTATAATCGCCGCCCTGTGCTTTAGCTGCTAATGCCGCTGGACCACCTTCTTGTGCATATTGGAGTGTGTATTTATCTATTGCATCGCGGCTACCCATTAAATCTTTAAGGGCATCTGCACCGGTACCGCCCCCACGCATATTAGCGGTTGGCTCGCCCGTTAATGGATTTGTTTGAGGCTCATAGCTAGCCATAGTCTGCTGGGCGCTAGTAGGCATTTGACTTGGGGTAGCGTAGTACGAGCGCTGTTGTTGGCTTTGTGGGTACATATCACCGCCCATAAAATCTACAGGCTCAGAATGTGGATCAAGTAAACCACCACCAGCATAACCAGGCGGCCGTGCATACCCAGAATAGTTAGCTTGGTATGGTGGATTAGGGGGTTGCACTACATCAGGATTATAGTTAGCCGGGTCGTAGTGGAACTTAGCTAAATTTCCACCAGTATAAGGAACCGCCGCTGCAGCTGTTCCTCCGTAACGTTTGTTATCTTGAGCTATTAAAGCGCTTAAACCTAAACCGCCTAAAGCAGCTTTAGTACCAAACCCAAGAGGCGCTGTACCTGTACCAGCAGCGCCAAGAACAGAGTTTGCTGGAACTCCACCAAAAGCCCCAGAATAAGCTTGGCCGTACACGTTTGCGGCATCCATAGGTATTTGACCGGCTGCTACACCCTGGCTTAACGCTTGCGGGGTTAATGTACCAAGTTCAGCGCCAGAAGTAACTGGCATAGAGTATCCAGCATTTAGAAGAGCGTTTGAACCAGCTTGCATTCCAGCAGTATCCGCCCCAGCTACGGCAGAAGAAACAGGAGCCCCAGAAAGAGAAGTCATTGTAGGAGCGCCAGCAGCTAAGTCACCGGCACCCTGATAGAGACCGCCATAACCAAGAGAAGCCCCACCAATACCGCCCATAAGGGCATTCTGCATTACATTCTGGCCTGTAAGAGCCGCAACACCGCCACCTGTTACTGCACCAATACCACCGCCCATTACAGCCGCAGCGCCAGTAGCGCCTAGCTCTTCAGTAAGTAAAGGCGCAGCTGCGCCATCAGTCATAACTGTAGCGGCTAAAGCCGCAGCTATTGGTAAATAACTTTCAAAACCACCAGAACTTCCGCCGCCAGCCATAATCTATCCTTTACTTTTTACCGATTTTACCACTTAAACTGTTGTACCACTAGCGTTTACCCATTTAGTTCCAGTCCACCAAACCGGGATACCTAAAGTAGTATCAAAATAAATTAAGCCTATTTGCACATTATCTGTGGGGCGTTGTGTTGTAGTACCAATTAAAGGCGTGTTTGTGCTTAAAGCAAAATTATCCACCTGATTAAAATAAAGGCGCAACGCATTATTAAGCTGGTCTTGGTATACCTGCGTATAGTCTACTGGCGCTATGGGTAAATTGGGGGCTTTTGAAGGTACAGGTACCCCAGTCTTTTCAGGTGTAATAGCCATTATCTACGCCCATCAGGTCTAATATCAATACGAGGACTACCCAACTGCCAAGCAACACCGACCTCAGTAGATTCTATTCTGAAGCTCATCTGCCGCCCACGTAGTCTTGTATAAACCTGGCCATCAAACTGTTGAATTGTATATTCTGGAACTGTTGTATAGTTTTGAGCAGATTGAACTTGAGGGGTATCCGCAACACCGTATGGTGTACCAGAGTTTTCACGGGGCTTTACGGTCATCGTTACTGATGGTTGGTTTATAGTAGACCCGTTAAAGTTTACATCAGGCAGTATGCGCCATACAAAGCCAAAGTTGTGCCCGTCACCAATATCAAAATCAGAGCTTTGTACGTAGGCGTCTATAGGCAGTGTTGTTGTAGTAGCATTATCATCGCAGCCAACTTCATGATTTAGTACTCTATTGTTGTAATCTGCTGCAATTGGGCTTTGTAAAATACCTGTTTGGAACCAAGCAGAACGGTTCATATTACCGTAGTACCAGACTCTATCTAGATAGTTATAAATAACGTATTTGTCTACTGTAGTACCGCCGCTTGATTCGCTAACATAGAACCACCAAACCTCGTTAAAGGCATCATTGTTTCCCGCAAATACTTGATATGACTGGTCTTGGTTTATGTCTGCAAAAATATACTGGCGTAATGAGCAAGGTAGAACTTCTACCCGTCCAGAATACATATAGAATCTGTCGCGCCCCATCCAATAAGTAACGTTGTTAACAGTAATCATAGAGTTAGGTGATATTACTGAGATGTTATCCATTAATACTTGGAAACCCCAAACATACGGAGCACCTAAATATTGCATAGAATACAGACAGGAATCAGTCCAAACCAGAATCTCTTGGCGTGTGGCACGCGCACCCATAATATAGGAGCCGTTGGTAAGCAAATATTCGCCAGATTGATTAGTGGCTATTGGTACCCACTGGTAAGGATTAGCTTGGTCTGACCACCGCACTAACATCGGGTTAAATGTAGTTGCTGCATTATTTGGAATATATGAATTGGCTCCAAATGCAATAACAAATTCTTGAATAGCTGAGGTAATAACTTGGTACGTTGATGTTGGCACAAAAGAACCAGCATATGAGAAAGAATAAGTACCTGACTGTGTACCTGTTGTTGGGCTTGTTATAGGTACTGTAGTAGAGCCAGTAACATAATTTGAGGCTATCTTAGTACCTGCAGCGATGTGGGTTCCTGTAATTACCATGTACGGATATAGGTTAGGCGCAAGAGAAGCTGATACTGTGATACTAGATGCGCCAGAAGAAAACGATGTACCCGACCCACCATCAGTATAGGCAACAGTAGAATTAGCTAAAGAACTTACATATGTTGCGGGTGTTGATACGCCGCTGCTATCTGACCAATAGAATATAGGTCCACCACGAGGAGCTAAAACAAGGTCAGTACCAAAATTATCATTAGACCAAAGACGAAGCTGCTGACCAATTCCTGAAGAATATGAAGAACCCCAAGCACCACGAGACCAAGGTCCGGCGCCCCACCCAGTACCAGTAACGTAAACATCTAACCCAGCTGGATACTTGTATGCAATAGTAACTGTACCGCCACCCACTCCCGTAACTGGCACAGTTGACTGAATTGTATACTGCGTAGAAGAAATAACTGAAGTAACAGTATAAACACCGGATATAGTAACTCCCGTGCCATAGTAGCCACCCCAAGCATCAACACCCCAGCCATCGACACCCCATCCAGCTGCAGAACCTACAGGAGCGCTACTTGTAATATATACAGAGTCTCCAACATTAGGATTATAAGAAGCGTCGGTAACTGTAACAGTTGTTGTGCCACTGCCTGTAAAGGGGTTTGTTAGCGTATCTGTTTGAATCACAGGGGTAATGTCGTAATAAACACCACCTTGATAAATGTAATAGTTACTATTAGTGCCTAGCCCTATATAGACCGTTCCAGCACCGCCATCGCCATCTGCCCATACCCATAAAGAACGACAAACGCCTTGGAATTGACTATTGGAAATTTGTTGCCAACCGCCTAATTTTTCAGGAAAACCAGAACGAAAACGAACTTTTTCACAATCAAACCACCCGCCCTCATTACTATAGTCGGTTCCTTCTCTATTTACCCCTGGGCGAAACTGTAACTTTTGTAATGGCATTTGTGTTTACCCTAGCATCTTAAGTGACATGGCTTTGACTTCATTCACCCGTTTTTCCCAACCTTTACCGAACACAGGAAAAGTCTTCAGGGATTTGAGAAATTGTAACCGATTTTCACAGTATTCTTCAATTAAAGTTTTAGCTGCATCGCCCGTAAACTGGCTTACGGCAGCCATAGTGGTTGTACCAAAACCGCCATCAGGAGCAACCCCAACGCAATTCTGCAAAGCCTTAATAGCACGCCCGACCCCGGAATTAACAGCGTAGTCAAAAACAGCGTAGTCAAGACCAGATATAAGCTCATCAGCTCTGCAAGCATCCCAAAATTTCCTTCTATATAAAGGAGCAACAATAGACGGCGTTAGAGCACGCATCTGCTTTTCGTTTACATCATGCCCTACCCACATAGCCCATGTTGAGGCAGTAACTCCAAGGTTTGTCATACCACCGGGATCGTCTTTATTATCAACAAATCCTGCTTCATGGATTAAAAGCGCTGTTAGGGCGTCTGCAAAATTGTCTTTCATTTAATACCAATCTGTTCATTAAGCCATTTTTGAAGTTCAACTAGCATCAAGGTTGTTTGGGCGCAATTTCCAGCAAGTTCATTGTGGGCGGCGATAACATCAGCTGACTTGGGGGCCGTGGAAATACCGGACATGGTACTGCTACTGGGGTTGTTCCACACGCTAGTAGACTTATAGTAGTTGCGAAGAGCAACAAGCTTAGCTTCGTATTCATCTTGGATTCCTTTTGTTACAAGTTCGTGTTGCGCTTGGATTGACTCCGTTTGCGCCTGCTGTTTCTCTGCTGCGATTTGGATTGCCATTTTGTATGTAGTAAAATCCCTATCCCGCATATGCCAGCCAGCAAAAAATACCAAGCATATAGCAAAAACAATAAGTCCAGCTTTGACGAGATTTGCATAGTTACCTAAAAGTCCCCACATTATTGAGGCTCCGTATCTTTTTTCATCATAACTGCAGCCCCATGTGCGCCGGCAACAATACCAAACGCTTCTGCTAACTCTCTTAAGCTAACCGCACTGTGCATTGCTTCATAACCCGCTAGGGCAATAACTGCAAGTAAACAAATTAACCAACTCCACCTAGCAATATCTTGAGTATGGTTATCTCTCCCAGTTAGAAGCTGGTTAAGAAAGTCTTTCATCTAAAGCCACTTATTCTTGGTGAAAAGACAAATGTTGCTTGGTAGGGGTTAGGTTTAGGCTGGACGTTATCATCAACCAAAGCTCTAATATTCCAGCCAAAATTGCAGTAAACACAACGGCTAAAACCAATAGGAATAATAAACGTAAACTGAAATAATCCATTAGCGTGAACGAGTAACCAGCCAGATTTTGCATTATCGTTATCCTTGATTGTTGGGTCGCCTTTATAGCTGGTGTTATATGGTGCTGTTAAAGTACGCAACGCAACAGATGGAGCTGGATTGCGGATTAGCCATTTGATTTTACTGATATAACTTGGCGGGTTAGCCTTTTCAAAAGTAGCATCGCCGTCTAGTGAATTATCCCAAGTTTGAAACCATCCAAGCCATTTAGGTAGGCGTGGGCCAAACCCTTCTTTAGAGCCATTGTCTAACCAGCCGTATTCGTTACCAGAAAAAACAGGAAGGATAGGGGCTAATAAAAAAGCAAGTGCAGTTACCACTAAATTTAGTGGGACTAACAACATATACAGTAAGTAAAGCATTACTTAGCCTTTGGTTTACGTGTCGTAGCTTTTTTAACTACTGGCTTTTTCTTTGTTTGTGATTTAGGTTTTTCAGATAAAGACGTAACTTCAACCACAGGGAAAGGCCAAGCTTGATTTACTGCGCCAACTTGCATATCAATCTTAGGTATATAGCCTAACTTATCAAACAACCAAGTTACTATAAACATATACGCTCCTTAAAGGGCTGAAATAATAAAAGCAATTACTTGGTCATACCGTACGCCTAAACGAGTGCAGGCAATAACCGCTGCTTTTTTCAATGTACCGTCTGGGTAATATACCGCTTCTTCTGCAGGGATATCATCAGAACAGAACATACCATATCTAGTTGGGTCAAGCCCTTCAGCTACAAATGCATCTCTAATGTCCTGTGCAATAAAGCCAACATGGATACGTGCGCTATCTGCACCTTTTTCAGCAACAGAATCTTTCCATTTATACTTCTTAACTAAACCCTTGATTCTTGTAGCTACACGTTTTTCTACTTCATCTAAGCTAGATATTTCTGTTTTTTCGTTTTCGTCAGAAGTATTAATTACGTTGCTAACAGCGTATATTTGAGTCCAACGATTAGCGCCACCGCCACAAGAAAAACTATTATCTGAATACGGAATTAATGATTTATTAGCGTATATATAACTAGGATCTAAAAGCAACACATCATTAAAACTAGACCCACTAACAGCAAATTGCATTTGGCTGGCGCTATAAAAAATAGATGTGTATGTAGTAAAATTAATGGCCGCAGCTCCAACGCCAATACCAGCTCCAACGGATCCAAAAGTCGCTCCATTGGTAAATGCGTTATACCCAGTAAAAACTTGGAACGAACCAGATGTTCCACCGCTTAGCTGTGCGCCAGTAGAAGTAGTTAATAGCCCTGCAGCAGAGAATGACGCTGCGCCAGTACCGCCGTTAGCAACGTTTAGTATTCCACCAAGAGTAATTGCACCCGTAGTCGGCGTATTTGGAGTTAACCCAGTTGAGCTTCCAGAAAAGCTAGATACTGCGCCGGCAGCTGCCCAGTTAAGGGTAGAGCCGTTGTATTGCAAAGTAAGTGGAGTGCCGCCAGTAGGAGTAAGGAAAGATGTATTACCTGCAGAAGTTTGATATGGGACTGAGTTAGCACTACCGCCAGCAAGATTAGATGCCGTAGTTACGCTACCAGTAGACCATGTATAGGCTGTTCCGTTCCATGACAAATAAGAACCTGCAGTTGGAGTTGGGGTATACCCTGTAGCATTAGCGCCTGTTTGATAAGGTATTTGTCCTGTTGCACCGCCACCTAGTTGTGGAACACCACCAGATGTGGCAAAAGTAGCCCCTGTAACTGTGCCAGTAGCTGTAATATTTCCGCTAATACTTAGGTTACCGCCAGTAAAGCCCGTAATACCAGAGCTAAAGTTTGTACCATCACAGTAGACTAAAGTAGTAACTCCATTAGGAATAGTAACAATTGAGCCTGTAGAAGCACCGATAGTAATAGAGAATCCACCAGTTGTTTGGTTAGAAACAACATAAACTTTAGGCTGCAATGGAGCAACAATAGCGTTTGTACCAGAGGTTGCACCGTTAACAATAATAACTGCTTTTCTAGATTGGTCGGTTGCACCGTTGGCAACGGATAGGGTAGCCCCTGTTGTGCCTGATACGGAGACTGTTGCTACACCAGCTACAGAATCTTCAATTAATTGCCAGTTGGTATTGGTAGTTGTACCCCAAGTACCTGATTGTTCGCCGTTACCGATTTGGGTAAGCGTTAGACTGGGTGTATATGTAGAACTCATAATTTTTCCTTATTGATTGTCATCTATGTCTGTCCAGTTTGGGTTTTGGCTGTCACTTATGGTACCCCACCCTGGGTTTTGGGTATTGCTAATTGTGTTCCATGCCGATGTCTGATTATCGTTGATTTTAACCCATCCTGCGGTAATAAGCGAGTCTAGCAGGTTGACATTTTCTGTAATCGCAGCCACAAAGCTTGTTTGAACCGAGTTAGAATCCCCCAAAACAAAGTTTTCGGTAATAGATAGGCTAAATACACTAATAATTGAAGCGGTATCAGCAACAGATAAGTTCTCTGTAATGGCTAAAATAAACGTTTGAACAATGCTTTCTACGTCTGCCAGCGTAGCGTTTTCGCTAATAGTCAAGGCATATTGCGCTGCCAAAGAAATAACACCAGCTACGGTAATATTCTCGGTAATGCTAGCTGCAAACTGGGCGGTAGCCGACCTAGAATCTGCCAAACTCAATGGTTCCGCTATGGTATTTACAAACGCAGATTGGGTAGAATTTAAGTCTAAAATACTGTTAATTGATTCAGAGCGGTCTTCTAAAGCGGCAAAATAAGACACCAAAACATCAGCAACAGTTAAATTTTCAGATTGTGAAAACACGTAGTTATTGAATGGAGAATTAGCATCAGCGAAATTAACGTTCTCTGTAATGCTAAACAAGGCAATTGAAGATATTGTTGGCGTGTCAGCTAAACCAACGTTTTCTGAAACCGATCCAAAGAAAATAACGCCTTCGGAATTAACATCATTTAAAGTAACTGGCTCAGTAATACTTTGTAGAAATGCGCTAGCCTGTGTATTTGAGTCGGCTAAGCTAACGTTTTCGGTAATACTAAGTGCATAAGCATTCGTGCCTAATGAGGCAAAAGGAGATTGAGCAAATGCACTTATTCCAAACATTATTGTCTACCAAAGTTAATTTTGTTCCAAACCCGTTCATGAAACCAAAACAGGCAAATCTTGGTCAAAATTTCTGTAAGAGCAATGCCAGAAGCCAATAGCGCTTGACCAGTTATAATCCAGCTAATTATAAAGGTATCTAGAGTTCCTGTAACCCTCCAAGAAATGGCTTTAGCTAGGCTTCTAATAGGGCTATCGTTCATGCTGCCTTCTTAAACTTAGTAATAGCTTTAATAACCATATCAACCTCTTGCTCTACCGTCAAGCCATCGGGGATACGCAGATCTACTTTTGATGGTGTCTCAAACATCTTATTGGTATCTTCAAATCGACCTTTTTCAATACGGTCTACCCAAATATAAAAGCCTTTACCAAAGTTCTCACGGGCATATTCTGTTGGGCAAACAAAGTCTGCTACTGTATCTAAACCTTGTTCGTTTAGCACATCAGATAAAGCGCCCATGCGGTGAGCTTGGATTAGGCGGCAGGATAAAGAAAAGTCTAAGTCTGTCCAAACACGATTACGCATGGTATCTGCATTAAGGTGAACCGCACCCAATTGCTTGCAAAGAGCTTGTGCCAGAGTTGTTTTACCAGAGCCTGGCAATCCCATGATGAGAATTTTCACTGGATAGCGTCCAATTGGTCGTGTGTTGTAGCAGCTTCAATTGCGGCAATTTTAGTAGCAGCGTCAGCTTGGGCGGTATGAATTGTGTCTGCATTAAAAGTGCTTGGATCATGGGACATACCCTGAAGCAACTGTGACACAGCAAAGTTAGCGTTAGCGATCATGCCTTTTTGACGGTCTGCTACAGGAATGTCAAATGTGCCGTACACAATTTGCACTGGATCTGTTGTTAGATCAAATGTGTGCGCTGTGTAGCCTTGACGATTTGGGGTGATGGTTGGGCGAACTTCAACTGCGTTCTTCCAGCCAGCGTTACCTACGCCTTCAGCGGGTACAGTGTCGATGCACTGTTTTACTTCATTGTTTACTACTTGTACATATAATGCCATGTTAATGCTCCTTTTGTTAAGTTTTTGCTATTCCAAATGTTGAGGTAGTTGCATAACCTTTAAATAGTTTACTCCAAGTAGTTAATGAGCCAACTTGTTTAGGCGATGAATAATAGGTAGTGTTTCCCGTTCCTAAACCACCAGCACCATTATATCCCCATCCCCAAAGAGTACCGTCTGTTTTAATTGATAGTGTGGAGTACTGTGCGCATGATACTATAAGCCAATTGGTTAGTGATCCAACTTGTTTTGGAGATGAATAGTTAGTTCTATTATTCAATCCTAATGCACCATAAGGATTATATCCCCAAGACCATAGCGTTCCATCGGTTTTAATAGATTCTGTGTAATTTTGTCCACAAGATATTGATGACCATGTATTTAAAGACCCAACCTGCACTGGTGAGGAATAATATGTCCTATTTCCCAAACCTAATTGACCATATAAATTATATCCCCAAGCCCAAAGAGTTCCATTAGTTTTAACAGATATGGTATGGTTTGCACCGCATGCTATTGTTGACCAATTTGTTAACGCACCAATTTGTTTTGGGGATGAATAATTTGTTCCATTGTTAGTGCCTAATTGACCGTAAGTATTTCTACCCCAAGTCCATAAAGTACCGTCTGTTTTTATAGATGCAGTGTATACATAACCGCATGACACTGATAACCAATTGGTTAACAAACCTACTTGAACTGGAGATGAATAGGCTGTTGTATTTCCTAAGCCCAATTGACCGTAAAAATTTTTTCCCCAAGTCCATAAAGTTCCATCAGTTTTAATAGCTGCTGTGTGATATGCACCACAAGAAACGGTTAGCCAATTAGTTAAAGAACCGACTTGCATTGGAGAGGAATACCTTGTTGTATTTCCAAGGCCTAGTTGACCAATATTGTTGTACCCCCATGCCCATAATGTTCCATCAGTTTTGGTTGCCAATGTATAATAAAAACTTGCTGCAACTGATAACCATGTAGTCAATGATCCAACCTGCCTAGGGGATGAATAAGAGGTTGTGTTTCCTAAACCTAAAGCGCCAGAAGCATTGCCTCCCCAACCATAAAGATGAGGCTGTGTCACTTTTGCCCAAGTTCCAGCACCCTGAGCTGCGCTTGCTGCGGAGAGTTTCCAGATGCCGCCGTATTGGGTGTATGATCCAGAGGGGGATGGTGAAACCAAGGTATTTAACCCGGGTTTTTCAAAAGAACTTGAATACCGATAGCTCATTAACTTACCATTCTGATCTGTGGTTTTTCTACGTTTAATTTAGCCTTGATGCGGTCAAACGGTGCTTGCCAGTCACCAAATATTTCTTGGCGAAACAGCGTCATTGAATCATAATACGGTACTTTATCGCCATCTAGGGCGTATAAATAGTACCCCATAACTGGTATTACGACAAGAGTTTCAATGCCCATAGCGGCTGCTAGATGGCTTACTGAAGTGCAAGAAGAGATTACTAAATCGCAACTTGCTACGGCAGCCTGAGTATCTTGCCAGCTATCTAATGGCACACGCTTTACCCATAATGGACAAGCTTCAGCACCCTCATCACGCTGTAATGAGATGAACTCATAGTCAGCACCATAGACTGCATCAAACAGGAGTTGATATGGGAAACGTTTATTGTGGTCATCTTCAAACTTACTATTACCTTGCCAACGCAGTCCGATACGCTTCTTGCGTCCTTTAATGACTGTCGGTTTAGGAATGTATGGTGTACCTTTAAGGTCAGCCATCTCGTATCCTAGGTAGTTTGGAGCCACCATAGCAAATGCCCAGAAGTCATGGTAAACACCATACTCAGCGCCATGCTGAATTACCGCAGAGACACCTTCGACTTGTGAGAAAAGCTGTGCCAATTGACCAGAACAGCAAACAATCACTTTATTACCACGGGCGACTAAGTCTTTTGCATAGCGTACTTGGTGGATCTGATCGCCTAATCCGTGGTCAACATAGAGCAAAATTGTGCCTTTGGAACGTCCGTCCCATTCTGGCATTGGAGTGTCTGGATGACGCTCGCCAATAATTCCACAAAAACGTCCACGATCCATCTCTTTATAGCCTTCACGTACTTTACCCTGTTTGAGCAAATACCAAGAACGGTTATACGCTGCACGATGGTCTGTTGGGCGCTCAGCAGCCAACTTCTCAGATAGTCTCCATCCTTCTACAAAGTCACCAATTTTACCCGCTGCTAACTGGAGATCCAAGTCATCTAACTCAGGCATAGTGCGCTTGTTATCATTCCAGAACTCTGGCTGGCAAAACTGATTGTAGTGATGCTTTAATAGATCTTGCGAGCGGTCTGAGTGTTGCTTTTTTAACTCTGGCTTGATGTCATGCATACCAGCGTAGCCATGCAAGTTCTCGTCATCTTCTTTAACTGGAGTGCCGTCAATGTTAGATAGGTCATACTCAAATGGAGCCAGACCCAAGAACTCATGGATACGGGCTAGTTCTTTTCTAGGATCCGCCAAAAGGTTGTCATACTCTACAAATAGGAAGTTCTCTGGCATGGCTTCATAGCCTTGCTGCAACGAGATATACGCAGCTTTAAGGTGGTCAGCAAGCTGTCCAGAGTACATAAATTCATCTAAGTCAGTTGGTTTTGCAACACGTACAAAAGAAGCCATACAGTCAGGAACGGGACGTACTGTAGCGATAATTTTTGGTGCGTGACCCAATACCTGCGTCATAGCACCCATAATGATAGGAATAGGCCAGCCACGTCCCTTGTCAATGACTACAGGCTTATCAGTATCTTCGTAGAACGCATCAATCATGCCACGCATAGTTTGGGCTAACTTCTTGCGGTCTGGGTCGTTTTCATTGAGTAGACCGGCTGAGTGCCATGTATTTGCAAGGCCATCTAAAGCGTGTACCAAACCAGATGTGGTAGAGACGTGGGTTTCTGGGTTCTGATTAAGGATCGCAGCTAGTACTGTAGAGCCTGAACGTGGTATCCCAGAAAGAAAGTGAAGTTGTTTTTTCATTTATTTATTCTCCGTGTAAGGATTTGAAGTATACACAAAGAGTGGTTAATAGTGGATAACATTATGTTTTGGCAATTGCTATTGTATGATATAAACCACTGGTAATCGAACTCCAAGTTGTCAAAGATCCTACTTGTACGGGAGATGAATAATACGTTACATTATTTGTCCCTAATTGACCAAAAGTATTTGCTCCCCATGCCCATAAAGTGCTGTCTGTTTTAATGGCTTTGGATGAATAAAAGCCACTGGAAATATTAAGCCAATTGGTTAAAGCACCAATCTGCTTTGGAGAAGAATAGTACGTTATATTTCCAAGTCCCAAATTTCCTCGGTGATTATTCCCCCATGACCACAAAGTACCATCTGTTTTAATGGACATTGTGTAATAAAAACCTTTTGTTAATTTTAACCAGTTCGTCAATGAACCAACTTGTTTAGGAGATGAATAACTTACATTGTTTCCAAGTCCTAATTGACCATAATTATTGAAGCCCCAAGCCCATAATGTTCCATCACTTTTCACAGAAATAGTATGAGCATATCCGCCACTTGCAACCAATAACCAATTTGTAAGAGATCCTACCTGTTTGGGTGAAGATAAATTTGTTATATTTCCTTGCCCTAGTTGACCTTTATTATTTTGACCCCAAGTCCATAATGTTCCGTCAGTTTTGGTTGCCAATGTATAATAAAAACTTGCTGCAACTGATAACCATGTAGTCAATGATCCAACTTGTTTAGGAGAAGAATAATTAGTTGTATTGCCTAAACCTAGTTGACCAAAGTTATTTCTACCCCAAGCCCATAATGTGCCATCAGTTTTTGTAACAATAGAATGATAAGCTCCACAAGATACATTTAGCCAATTTGTCAAAGAGCCAACTTGTTTTGGTGAAGAATAGTAAGTAATATTATTAAGTCCAAGCTGACCAAAAACATTTTGCCCCCAAGACCATAATGTGCCATCAGTTTTAATAATAAAACTAAAATAAGATCCACTAGCAATATTTAGCCAATTGGTTAGTGATCCAACTTGATTAGGTGAGGAATAATTAGTTGTGTTTCCTAATCCTAGTTGACCATTATTATTATCTCCCCATGAATATAAATGCGGTTGCGTAACTTTAGCCCAAGTGCCAGAGGCAACGGCATCAGCGGCTTGGCTTGTTGTCCAAACTCCACCGTATTGAATGTATTTATTTGACGGAACAGGAACAGATAAAGGATTAAACGCTCCGTCCTGTAGCCAAGCTCCTGTGTAACGCTCAGACATTATTAGCTGATCGCTTCAAAGATTGCTGTGTAGGTCAAAGCACTTGCAGTGCCTGAAGTCACGCCAACAGATTGATTCTCCGTGATATACAGATCAGTAGTTTTATCAACTATGATCAAAGAAGCGTTGGCTGGCACAGAGATCTGATAAGCCAAGTATCCAATAACGGTAGCAGAACCGAATGTGGCGTTGTTTCCTACACCAACCGTTGCATAAGCAGCCGAAGCGGTTGTGTTAGACACAATCAAGCCAGTAATCTTGTTTACCGTGCCAGACGCTGGTGTTAGGCCAGTTAATGAAGTTGTGCCGTTATAAGTCCAGCTTACTGTAGCGGCTGTTGTAGATGGAACCACATAGGCAGTATTGCCGTTAATCGTGGTTAGTGCTGCAATGTTTGGGTTTGCCATGTTAGAATCCTAATGTCATTGAGTAAGCAATTGCTTGTGCTTTTGTTGCGCCACCCGAAGGGGTTTGCCATGTTGGAAGTGCGCCAGCTCCACTAGAAGTTAATACTTGACCTGACGAACCTAAACCAGATACTTGTTGTAATGCACCAGTAGAAGTTGTACCACCAGCAACCACAGCATATGGAGTAGTAGTTGTAATTCCTGTACCGCCAGCAGCCACCGGTAAAGTACCAGCAGTTAAAGCAGATGACGATGTGGAATAAAGAGCATTATTAGCTGCACTAAACGAAACTAAGCCTGTACCACCATAGTTAGTTGCAATTTGTGTACCAGTCCAAACAGCATTAATTATGCTAGCATTCGCAAAACTTGCTGATGTGTTATTAAAGTCATATGCTGCAGGAAGCAAGCTATAAGCAATCCAAGTTCCGGCAGTTGTACTATTATCTAGTAAAACCCAGTTATCAATAGACCCACTAATAATTGTATCTAATGTAGTGGATGCGTTATCTACTATAGTTAAGTTTCCTGTTGAGCCATTATTAATATTAAAAACAAATCCTTTTTGCAATGTAGTTGCATCTGGGAGCTTAACAGTTTGTGTAGTTGTTCCAGTAAATCGTTGGTACTGCGTTGAAGCTACAGTTAAAGTTGTTGTACCGCCAGCTGTTGCAGTGCTTGTATATCCAGCTAAAAAGTTATTAGCAGTTACATTTTGATTAGCGTCTCTTAATACTACTGAGTTAGCTCCAGAAGAAGTTGTAACACCGGTACCGCCATAAGCAACACCAACTGTAGTGCCTTGCCAAGTACCAGAACTAATAGTGCCTAATGCAGTAACGTTTCCAGAAGAATCAAGGTTTACAGAGCGCTCAGCTGGGTATGTAACAAATACAGTAACGGTACCGCTAAATGTAACTGCAGAACCTGAGTTACTAGAAGATAGAATCGTTGTACGAGTTAAGGTAGGCCCAGTAGTTGAATACGTGCCAATACCTACTTCCCAATTACCAGAAGAGTCTGTAGCTGCGTAGTATGTAGTATTGCCGTTACCAACAACAGCGAAAGACTGAAACCCTGTAACAGAACCGCTTAATGTAAAGCTTACGGTTGTGTTAGCAGAGCCAGTCTGTTGTACCCGGTCATAAACTACTAGAGCCATTTAGGACTCCTTAGCTAGTAGCAGTTGTAGAATATGTAACGCTTACTGTATCACCAGCAGTTGTAGTTTTAGCTGTACCAAAAGCACCAGCACTATACAAAGTACCGCCTGTATTGCTGAGTGTAGAAGAAGCGCCAGAACCTGTTACTAGGAAACAACCACCAACAGTACCACCAGCGCCAGTAATTGTATAAGTAATAGCTGTTGCAGAAGCTGTTACTACGTTAGAGCCGGGAGTTGTATTGCTGTTGCCAGTAGGTGTTGCAAATACTGCAGTACCACGAACAGCAGAACCGCCAACTGTATACGCAATAAATTCAGACCAGCCAGCGTGGGAAGTCATTGTATCTGTAGGTGAAAAAGTATTACCTGTGCCAGATACTAAACCTAAATATGGGCCAACTAAGGCAATAGGTGAAGTCAATAATGTTTGCTGGAACATAAAAATCTTACCAACCTGAACAACTTGGTTAGGAAAATCTTCAGTCCATTTTACGTTGCCATTAGCATCACGGCACTCTACGTGGTAGTAACCTTCTACACCAACGGTTTCTTGATTAGTAGCTTGTGCTTGCATGCTAATTTCTGCATGATCGCCACAACTTGCAAATTCATTGTTCATAAAAACTCCTTAACTAATTCTAATAATGGCGTTTGTCGCCGTAGGGGTTGGAAAAGTGATTGTAAAAGTTCCTGCCGCTGTATTCGTTTTATCTGAGCCAAAATCCAAGACAGCCACTGATGCGCCCGTAGTGCTATTATAGATTAAAGCGCACCTGGTAGTAAAGGAAACTCCGGTCCATGTAACCGGCAAAAACGAAAGATATGCAACGCTAGAAACAAAGTCAGATGCAGGCGGCACAATAAATAGCTGTTTTCCACCAGCGGTATACCCAGAACCAGAAACTTCATTGGCAGTAGTGTAAGCTGTTGTAGCGCTATTAAGTATTGCATTGCCGGTATAGAGGGCTACTTTATAGGTATAGGGTGTTCCAACAGCAAAGTTCTCTAACCCACTAAGTAGGTTAGTCTTAAATACAGTACATTGGCCTTGGGATATTGTCATGGATTTACCGCAATCTTAGCTTGACCATTGCGATAAGCATCACCGCGCTCAAGACCCGTTCCAAGGCGATTAAGCTGTTGTATGGCTTCTTGATATAGCTTTTCATAGTATTGAACCATGTCTTGCTCACCTTTCATAAAAACTATAGCCTCACGCATTGCACCATAAAACAGTACAGGATCGTAGTTATCCCCAAGCCAGCTAGTACCAGCAGTATTAGAAACTTCAGCTACCGTAATAGAAAATCCAGTTCCAGTAGAACCAAGGGAGGAACAAGAAAGAATATCGCCAACTACATAAAAATTACCGCCAAACTTAAGGCTACAGGATGTAACGACTCCGCCAACAATAACAATGTCCGCAGTAGCATTAGCGCCTGAACCACCGGTTAATAGAACATTTTGGTATACCCCATTGGTATATGAAGCCCCGCCTACTAAGGTATCCAAAGTAGCAATTTGGCCTTGAACAATGGTAGGCGGATAGTAAAAATAGTGCATCTCTACAACGTAGTTACTATCTGGTGTAGGGGCTAAAATATAAGACAAAGAATCAATATTGCCGTACTGTGAGCCAAATAGCGCGTAGTATTTCGGGACCCCACCAGGTGTGCCTTGATAGGCTATACCTGCATAAGTCACGCTTGGGTATGCTTCTCGTAGGAAGTTAACGTCTTTATTAAGAAGGTAGGTATAGTTACCTGAAGTATCAATAATGGCTACAGAATATGACGCCAAATAATCGCTAGGTAAAGATAAATATTGGTTTCCGCTACTAACATTACCTGTAACGTTTTTGCGTAGCGAAGGTATCTGAACGCTATTATATATGCGATCTTCAGCCTGCTGAATAAATACAGGAATAGACGCCACAAATAGCGACTCGGTATTCTCAGCATAAGCTTGGATATTGTTGTAGAGTGATTCGTAATTGATTTAAGCCACCCTAACCAAAGTATATTTACCGCCTACTTTGCCTTTTTTGTTTATAAGTTGCGACACGTTTGCTTTTGAGCAGGTACCATTAACCTTATTCTCAATCGAGTATATATACGCTTTATTACTCATTAGGGTTTACCCTTAAGCCATTGGCCCACGTGACATTTTGCCTTTAGTCTGCGCTTTACCACCGCGCATTTCTATACCAGAAGTCTTAGTCGGCTTGTAGTTACCCTTACTAACGTTAGCAATAGAAATATTCATCTCATCCATATATTTGGTTCCTACTTGCAGTGACTCTGCAGGTAACTCGCCATTAACGCCTTTACCGCCCATAGTGTGTGGCTGTGCGTATGTAGAAGCTGGTTTGTTGTTTGCCATGATTATTTTCCGTTTGCTTTAACTTTAGCCAAGTTACGGCCCATTGATAGCATGTCTGCATCGGTTTTACCGCCAGCAGTGCCTTTACCAACTTTTTTACCCATTTCGATGCCAACATCTGAACCGGAATCCCCAAGGTTTTTACCCTTAGTTTTACCTTTACTTGTTACGCCATCGGCTGCACTTTTATATCCCATATCCTACTCCTAGTTAATTGTTACTGTTCCTACTTGCCCTTGCCCAACCAAATAATTCGGTGTTTCATTGTAGTCATACCCCTGGCCTACAGGAGCCCAACCCCACTGTGTATCTCGACTGCCGCCAGCTTGATAACCATACGCCGTCAAGCCTGATTGAACATAACTCAAATCCCGTCTTGGTTCCCGCACTGCTTGAGGGTCATTGATAGGATACATTCCTAATTGTAACTGAGGTTGATCTGGGTCCCAACAGGTATTACATACTTTTAGCTGGTAGGGTTTTGTCTTAATAATCTCAGTACGAAGCTCCACCAACTTATATCTAAATGCGCACCGATCACACTCTGCAATTGCGAACTTACCGGAAGCAAACTTATTAGGCATTAGTAACCCCCAATAAACATCCTGCGAGGAACAAACCGAATAGGTGCTTTTTCTCTATCTTCCTCGGAGGCAAGTTGAAATTGCTGTTCGTAATCAGCTTTTAACCCGACGACCCGTTGAGGGTCAACACCAGGAAGCTTGATAGATAAATAGTAGGCTAATCCAGCCACTAGGCAGTTAACAAACCGGAACGGAATGTCTTGAATATTTACACCATTGCCGGCATCTTGAATACGACGTAAACGCCAGTACACGAATTGGTATGGTTGTGAACCGTCTGGTGTAGGCCAGACTGTAACTGCGGGTAGGTTCTGAACATTTACGCTAGCGCCTAAAAGGTGGGGTACGGCAGTTGTATTCGCTTGACCACGAGCACAAAAACCCAGTGTGTTTCCAGATACATAGCCGTAGGCGATGATCTCATTGTTAATTTGAATAAAACCGGCTGCTGCCAGATTAGTTGTGCTTGTTAAAGTAAGCGTTGTATCAGTAGAAGAAATAGCCCCAGCAAGCTGGTATGCGGAGTCGTTAGACTGGCCAGACATGCGTTGAATCCAAACTTGAATCGGCCGCCCTTGCGCTAGTTTGTTTGGGATAGTGGCGTATGTAGATACGCTAATTCTAGATATGGTTATATCCGTTTGGTTTGCCGCACTGTTAGCTTGTGTGCGAATCTGGTGCTCTAGTAAGTCAATGGTGTCAGTTGGCAATGCGTATGTATTCTGGCCTTGGTTCAGGTTAATTGTTCCCTGCTCAATAGTCCACATGTTAATGCCGCGGTTAGCCCACTCAACAGTCAATAAGTTTAAAGAACGGCGAGCAGTACGGAAGTCGTATCCAGTACGTAGCTCACTGCCACAACGCTCAAACGCCTCTTCTACGAGATCATTTAAGTCTAAGTTAAATAGTGTTGTTCCTGTTGTCAGGGCTGTAGACATTATTTTTTAAACCCTTTTAAGGTTTTCGCCAAGACAGCCCGCTTACCCATCTTGCCGGGTTTCTTTGCAGCTGCAGCCAGTTTGCTAGACGGAATCTTTTCACCTTCTGGTACACCCAAAGCTTTATGTAAAGCGCCGGGTTTCTTGATAGCTCCCGCGATCCAATTTGTTTTTCCGCCTTCCTTCATCAGGACTGCAGACTTCTTGGCCTTTGGTTCTTTAGCAGGGTTTATATCACCCATACCGCGAGACGCTCTCATTACTTGCTTTTCTTGCCCATACCGCCGCCACAGAACTTCTGAACAGCTTCAGTATGAACGTCATGGCCAGCTTTGTGCTCTTGGAAGAACTTGTGGTGTGGCAAATGCCCTGCGCCGTGTTTAGTTGTAGCAGCATCGTGGCTTTCAAACTGAGGAAACTTCTCCACATCTTTAGCCATAGTTTTTGGTCCCATTGTCTCTTTCATAATACTTTTCCTTTAGTTAAACCACGTTGAGCGATACCACAACCTCTTACTTTACCGCCAGCTTTAAGGGAGATTTTAGTTCCCTTACCGCCTTTATGTTCTTGAGCATCGTGCTCTTTAAACGCTTTCTTAATCATGGCGACGTCCTGCTTTTTGTCTTTCGACTCTTCCATGCGCTCTTCTGACTTAGGTTCTTTTTCCATAACTTTTCCGCCTTTTTTCATACCAGGAGCTGGGCTCTCTGGTGTAGGTGTAGATCCTTCTGGTGCTTTAGCTTTTGCTAGCTTTGCTATAGCGCGGCCAGCACGGGGGAGTAAATCCGCCGTTTCTTTATTCTCTCTACGGTCATCTTCGTAGGTTTGGTCATATCCATTTTTAGCCATTATTTACTCCAAAATCCTTGAAACAAGTTTGCCATAATAGCGCCAATTAAAGCTGCAGCGCCTCCTACACCAAGGAGCAACCTCCAACCACCATGCGCTTCTGCAAGCGTCTTCTGGATAGCCTGAATGGCTTCTTTGATTTGCTTCATCTCATCGACCATTTTATCCATATCGCCCTGTAAGTGCTGAATGTCATTGGCGTGAGTAGCAAGTTCTCTAGCTGTTGTAATTGGGTCCATTGAGTTCATTTACAAGCCCAGCGTTTTAAACTAGCTGCCTTACGAGTAGGGCGGCCTTTTTCGTCTTTCATTGGTCCGGGCATACCAGACATACGCGCGCAGAATGACTTCTTCCTAGCCCCACCTTCAGGCTGTGGCGCCTTTAAATTACTGCCTGTTGCTTTATTATAAACAGCACGGCCTTTAGCAGTGAGACCAGCCCCTTTCGAGACTGGAAGTTTCTCACCACGCCCAACTGCGAGAGATGGGGTTTTCTTAGCCATATGTAACTGTTTGAAACACTATGTTGGTAACAACAGCGTAAATACCATTCTGGGCTAAAATACCTTCCCCAGGAACAATAACTTGAAACGGCTGCACACCAGTAGTTGTGTTGTATCCACCCATCCATTTACCAGTTGAGTATATACAAGCTGTACCGCCGGCAATAGTACCAGTATTAATATCTGTAATGGTAAAAGTGCTTGAAGTTAAAACGGTAACTACATAATTACCAGCAGTAGCAGAAACTCCAGTAGCCGCAGAAAAAGTAATACCGATATTTTGGCCTGATACTAAACCGTGGGCTGTTTGTGTAACTGTTACTGTGTATCCAGAACGAGCGTACGTACCTGTAGTTACAGGAGCTGTTGTTGTATCAAAAAGGTCAATACTACCAGCCGTGCCTGTTCCTAGATAGATAAGGTTTTTAAGACGAACACGCCCCGAAACCATAAGGCCTGTACCACTAAGGTGCGAGGCTTTTACGTCATATTGCATTGTCATAACTAATCTCCTAAATTTTAAAAAGGGGGCCGAAACCCCCCGGGATTAATTAGTCAGCATTGCCAAATGGATATACAGTCTTAGTACCTAATGTGCCATCAGCTTGTACATAGTTAATGTCAAAGTTAAATTTACCAGCAGACAAAGTAGTTAGAGTAACACCAACGATAGACAAGGTAAATACAACTTGTGATAAAGCTGCAGGCTGTTGGCCTTGCAAAATATCAGTAGATGTAGCAGCCATATTGAGCAAGTTAGTTGCAGAATAAGTAGTTGTTTGGCGACCTACAGTACCAACAGTAGTTGTACCCAAAGCAATAGTAGCGTAAGCAGGTGTTCCTGCAGCTGCTGTATAGCCATTTGAAACGTAAACGTTAACTGCGCTCAAGCTGGCGTTACCAACAGTAATAGCTGTCAAATAATCAACCACGATTGATTCAATCTGCGAGCCAGCTGGAAGATATACTACAGCGCCACGATAGATATTTGTACCAGAGTCGGCAGGTATAGTAGCGACTACTGATGGGTAAACAGAAGATGAGGGTGTGTAAACAGTAGCATTTACGTTAGCATCAGAAGATAGCTGATTACCATTAATAAATTGCTGCGCTGCACCAGGGTAGAAAGAAGTACCATTACCGGTAGTTACAGAGTAGTCAACAACAGCATTTTGTGATAAACGAGCCAAACCTACGTTACGTAGTGGGCCAAAACGGTTGTCGCCAGATAAAATTGGACCTTCAAAAGTTGCGCGTGACATAATATATTTCCTATGCAAAAGTTCACTCATACCAATCGTTGCATCGTCTGCTGGGACAGTCCGGTATAAGTATTACCCAGTTGTTGTAATTCTACACTATTTTACGATTTGTGCAATTATTTTAGTAAAATCGGTATACTTCAAAAAACGAAAGGAACCCAATGAGCTCCTGGCTTATCATAGTGACTGGGCTAATATACGGATACATCGCCTATGAACAGGGCGTAAAAGGTAACTTGGCTATGGCGGTGGTATATAGCGGATATGCTTTTTCTAACGTAGGTCTCTACTTATTGGCGACAAAATGACTACTATTGTGGGTGACTGGAATAATAAAATACTGGTTGCGGATAGCCAGTTTACAGATAGCGATGCTGGTATTAAATATTTTGAAGACAAGATATTTGCTATAGACGGTGGCTGGCTGGGGGTTGCGGGTAATTACTGCGATGCTGAAAAAGTGCTGGACTACCTAAATAAGAAAAACAAAACGAAGCCGAAGCTAAAATCTGACAGCTCTTTTTTAAAAATGACTAAAGAAGGCCTTTTCTCATGCGGGGATGACCTTGAATGGGAAAGGGTTAGGACTTTTATGGCTATCGGTAGCGGGGCTATGGCCGCCGAAGTGTGCATGCGTATGGGGTTACCGGCAGAAGAAGCAGTTAAATGGGCGTGTAATGTAGATGTAAATAGCCACGAGCCGATTAAAACATACTCCCTAGACGACAAAAATGCCCTATAAAGACCCAGAAGTTAAAAAGACGTACCATAAGCTGCAGAGCCGCAAGCACTATGAGAAGAATAAAGAAAAGATAATAGAGGCTACTACTAAGTATTCCAAGCGGGGTAAGGAGAAGTGGGACCTATTCAAGGGGAGTCTGCATTGCGCACGGTGTAAGGAGAACCACATAGCCTGTATGGATTTTCACCATATAGACCCAAGCGAAAAAGAATATGAAGTTAGCGCTCTAGTTAGTTCCAAGATGTTTACTAAAGCGTACAAAGAAGTTAAAAAGTGTATCGTGTTGTGCTCGAATTGTCACAGGAAGCTTCATTACAATGAAAAAAACCCAGCCTTGTGAGCTGGGTTTTTTATTGGGTACATTCAGATTAGAATGAACCGCTTGAGCCCCATGCTCCGAGGGGATCGGACCAACCGAAGCTGTAACGCTCACGAGACTTGTAACGAACGTTACCAGTATCGAAGTCACC